CCTAGTGGACTCGTCCTCCACCCCTGCAATCGAGTCTGCCACAGAATTGAAACGCTCTGCAAGCGTAGGCCCTTCAGGCATTACACCCTCCTCACGATTTCCACTACGCTCACTGCAGTGCCCCCAAGATGTCCGGCCCGGTCCAGCCTTCCGGCTTGAGGACCTTGCCGTCCGTGCGGCGAACGATAGGCCCTAGGGACCCATCAACTTTGGACAGGTTGGAGCGTGCCACCTCGTGAGCCGCCAACCGTGCCCGGTCCTCTCCAACGTAGGAAAGCAATGTGCCCCAGGCGATCACGATGATGTCCAGCAGGCCGTCCACAATCTCGATTAGGTCATTGCCGTCCTCTGCGTCGAAGTACTCCTTGACCTCTTCTCGGAGCAAATCCTTACGCAGACTACGCAACTGCTGCAGCTCGGCGTAGCTGACCATGCCCTCGCCGCTTTCGGTGCCAATCCACTGATCGATGGGAACCTCTGCAAGCTTATGGAACTGGGCCGTAGCTTCCAACAGGTTGTGGAATCCCGATGGGGCACTTTCGCCTTCGATGATGGTCATGTCGCCCATCAGGCCCAGCTCTTTCTCCGGCACCGGCTTGTCACTGCTGTAGAACGCCTCTCGCCATGCCTGCGTAAGGTGCTCAGCCGGCACTCCCCTGTACCGTAGCAACATTAGAGCAAACTGCTTGAGCTTGACGGTCTGGACCTCAAGCTTGGCCACGCGCTCTTCCAGTGTGCTGGTAGGGTTTTCGGTCACTGGCTTCTCCTAACGGTGATGGTAACGTACGACTGGTCACGCTGGTCCATTGCGTTGTGGCGTTGGATAGCTACGGTGTTCTGCTCTCCGTTGGGAGACACTGATTCTTTGGCCCTTTGCAACTCTGCCACTAGTTCGTCAACGCTTGGGTCTCCGTACACCGTGAACTTGTAGCTGTGGTCCCGAGTGATTCGGTTACTCATGGTATCTCCCTAGTGTTTTGGGCTGCCTCTTGCATGTCGGCTGCCAGCTGTCGCAACGCCTGAACCCTGTGCCAGGGGTCATCGACCTCGTCCAGTATGCGCAACAAATCCCTAGCGGCACTTTGGAACTGGACGACCATGACGTTGACCAGCTCCCGGTAGCGCTCGGCTGCCTGCTGGTACGCTGTGGCATTGTTGAGCGTGCGACTGATCTCTTCAGGGGTGAGGCTTGAGGCCGTGCCCAATACGCTCAACGGGATGATAATCTGGATGTCACTCACTGCTATTGCTCATTTCACATCGAAGGTAATCTGGTTGCTGCCCTACGTTGTCCGCGAACACAATGGCCATAATGCCAACCACCGTGATCACCACCACGGAAAGCGTAGCGGCAGCTACCTTTACGATTTCGTTCATGCGCTGGCATCCTCCAGCTCTTCCTCGTCCACCGGCTCATCCCCAATGACACCGTACAGCTCTGGCCAAGCCACACGCTTCAGGCCGACACCCTGCGGGCCAATGCACCGGCGCATGAACATCACCGCGTGGCGGTCAGCGTCTCTTGCGTGGTCCGGCAGGCCGTCTTCTGCAATGGCTCCCAACGCCTTCAGTCGGTCGTCCGTTACCCGCTTGGCCTGTGATGGATCCTGCTTGAACATGCACCTGTCGGTGTTACGCCATAGGTACGCTTCAAGTTTGGCGGTGATGCGCACCGGGGACAACAGCTCTCGGCTCTTCTCCTTTCGTTCTACACGTAAGATGAAGTCTTCCACCACGATTGCGGCCCCTGGCCACGCCTGGCACATCTTGAACAGCTGGAAGCTGGCTGCGTCCTCGTCGCCAGTGGTGACCATCTCCCCATGCTCCCAAATAACGGCGTTGCGTAGTATGGTCGCTGGATCGTAGCTGAACACGTCACGGCCCCTGATCTGCCGTGGCAACACAAGCAAGCTCCAGCCCGTGGTACCGCCTGGGTCAAACGCCAGAATCGGTACCCGAGTAAGGTTTACGCCTGCCAACGGCCTTGCCTTGGGCCTGTCAGGGTAGTGGATTCGCAGATCACGGCGCATTGGGCCGTAGTATCCGGCCGGACGCTCAACCGTGGACTGCCTGTATGACATAGTCTTCCTACCCCTTTCAGCCTGCGGCCTGAATCGTGGTGTCTACCACGTAAACACCGTCAGCCTCTTCGATTGCTGCCAGCACACCCTGCGGTGTCTTCACCTCTTCGATGGTATCCCGTAGCCACGCAATGGCTTTGCGCTTGTAGCTGGGCAGCTCTTCCAGAACGTCCTTGTCCACCTTCAGTTCCAGGCTGATCACCAGCCGCGTCTCTTGGATGCCGTGAAAGTGGGTCTCGCTCACCAGCTTTCGGCCGTGAATGTCAGGCATTTTCAACCTCCACTCGCTGCGCGGGCTTGGCTCCCTGGTACAGGTACGTTGTACTGTCTGGCTTCCGGTAGTACACCTCTTGGATGCCTTTCTGGAAGTCGTTGAACAGCAACTCCTTTGGATAGGGCTTGCCGTATGTGAAGGTACGCATGTGCTTTGGTCCACCTACACACGTTACCGTTGTCTTTTGGCCCTTCTTAGCCATCGATGCCCAACCTTTCGTCGCTGCGCTGAAGTTCATGCGCCACACTGGAACTGCGAAGGATTGCCAGCGCTGCTGCCATGCCTTCCCGACGGTGCTTGTTTTTCAACCAGTTAGCGTTGCTACTAGTTTCGCCGGTTTTGACCACGATGGACTCCATAACTTTTCGGCGCTGGTCCATCTGCTCTTCGATCTTGTTGATTAGTGTGCGGCCACCGTAGCCACCGAAACTTTTAGCCAGAGTAGCGCTTTTGACCGTCTGGTCCTGCTGGATGCGGCGTAGCGTATCGCCCTCTCGCACAGGGGCTTTACCTGTCTTGGCCCTCTTCTTGGCCTTCAGCGCCGCCACCTTGGCCAGCATCTCAGCGGCCTCAGCCTCCAGCTGTTCGGCGGTCTTCTCCTGCTCAGGCATCAGCATCCCCTAGGGTGACAAGCAGATCCTCCAGCGTCGGGTGGATGAAGTCCACCATCTTGTACATCAGGCTAGCCTTACAAGGGTTGTCAAGCAAAATGTGCGTCTGCTTGCCCGCGCCGACGGCCCACCCCAACTCCAGGTGAGCGTCACGTTCGCACGGCAGCACCAGCACCACAATGTCAGAGGCGAACAGAGCGTTCATGTCTCGCTGGAAGCCCTTGTCTGCCAAGGGGTGAGCGATGATGTCCAGGTACTCAGTTGTGGACACGCTGTCGTGGTTGTCGTCTACAATGTCCGACCACGCAAACCCCTTCTCACCGTTGGGGTTCTTGAAGTCGTACACAGCGTAGCCGGCAGCCCTTAGGGCCTGAACGACATTGGGTTGGAATTGGTTTCGCCAGCTCGAAGCAACGTAGACGTGCGGAGTGGGAAACATCCCCTGATTTGCCACTGTATCTCCTAGGGTTACTTGGTTGTTGAACCGTGGGTGCCAAGGACTCGAACCTTGGTGTGTGCCGCTCACCCCACCGGCTTACGGAGCAGCCGGGTTTGGAACCTGCAGTGTTGGTACAACGTTGTTACCCAACGGGAAACAGTTGAGCGTCTGGCCTGTCTCAGCCATCTTGTTGACACACGCGGCAATGGCAATGCGTAGGTCTGGGATTGGCTGTTTGGCTAATTCCTCTGCCGCAAGACGTTTCTGCTCTGCCGTCTTGGCCTCTTGCTCGGCCCTAGTGGTGTCGGCACGAGCAGCGTTGATGGCGTTGATCTTCTGCTCTGTGTTGTCGTCATAGTCGATCACCGGCACGCTCAGGTCCAGGATGGTGACCTGATCACTCTTGGCTTGCAACTGTTCAAGAGCATCTGCCGTCACCGAGCTGAGCGTCACTGGCTTTGGAGCAGGCCCCGTGGGCTTGCCGTCCGGCCCAACAGGTGGCTTGGGATCACCAGCCAGAGGATCAAACGCCATGAACGCCTCGTTGAGCACAGTACGCAGATTGCGCTCTACAAGATTGGACCGCACGTTGTCGAACGTCTTGTACTGCTGGAACAGCTCGTCGGCTTGATCCGGCTTGATTTCCCAGCGCACATTCACGTCTGCCATGGCAGTGCTGTTGTTCCCTAGGCGCACTTGAATTCTGTGGTCGCCGTTATACACGTCGTTCTGAATGGCGGCGTCCATCTCATGCACCGAGGTCCACGGCAGAATGAAATGCAATCCGTTGCTAAGGGTTTCGCCTGTCGGCCGATTCCACTGTGTCACAATGCCAACCTGTCGCGTACCCACAATCGTGGTGCAAGCCAACACCAAACTGATCAGGAACACCAAAGTTGAAGTGCCAAGGCCAATCAGAGCTGCTGGGTTACGGAACGTACGTTTCTCGTAGCGTCCGTAGGACACTTCCCGTTCTTTGGTGATCGGGAAGAACAGGAACCATACGGCAAAGCCAATCGTCACGAGCAGGACGAAGGCCAACCAAAGAGTTGCCCACATCTGGTTTTTCACCAACCTTTTCTGTGTTGCTTAGGGTTTCTTGGGTTCTGGCAGTGTGATCTTGCTTGGGTCCTCCCCTCTGTACAGTTGATCGTAAAGCGTACCTCTGCTAGTGATTTCGGCATCGGCACGCGCAATGTCTCGCATGGGGATCAGCATGGCCTGCTCAATACCGTCCGGCCCGAACGATGCCTGAAAGGGCACAATCCGAACACCTAGCTCCTCAAGCTGATTCAGAATCGGCTTGGGCTTAGCGTGCAGGAAGTTCTGCAGGGCCTGCAGTCGCAACACAGCCTGCTCCTGCTGGTACTCAGAAGGCTTGGCCTTCTTGAACTTTCCCACTTCTGGCCTCAGTTGTTGTTGAGGCATCTGGCTAGGCCTTCGCCGTGGGTCACCCAAAGTTGTACCGGCACTACGCAAAGTCTCTGCCAACTTCTGCAGTTTGGCCGCAGCATCTTCCTGGGGCGTCGACGGCCCGTTCACCACCTGTAACGGTTTCTTAGCGTTACTAGGAAACTGGGTCTTGGGCTTTGGCTTAGCAGCCGGCGTTTGTGCCTGCGTTGCTTTGGCTTTCGCCCTCTGCTTTTGCTTTTTGGTCTTGCGTCCCATGGCCTTACACTTTCTGGCAGACAGCTGCCGTCAGGTCCCGTATGTCGCTGTTGCTAATCATGCTGTACTGTGGTCCCCAGTTACGCTTGGCCGCTCCCCAGGCCGCAAGCACGCCGAACAGGTCAAGCCAGTAGTTGGGCAGCACATTGAGGGCCTCCAGAACGATACTGCCGTATTCGTCTTCGTCACAGGCGTGCCGTAGGCTAGCCTCCAGTATGGCCAAGTGCCGTGCGCACACCAACGGGTCTGTGCCAAGAGGTGAATTCTCTTGTTGAGGCATCGGGTCCATCGTAATGCTCTCGGACACTTCGCCATCCGCAATCGCCCTCGTGGCAGGCGTTTCGCGTGGGTTGTCGTACGCGTGCATCGAGGCAGCCCACACCTTGTAGCTCCCTAGGCCCACACCAAGTTCAGCAGCCACCAGCTCGTGCAGCATCGTGAACTCAAACACGTTGAAAGGCAGGATACGGAAAGCGTTATTGGACCTCATGACTGTGGTCATGTGCAACGCGTAGGCGTGCTCCCCGTCAGGGCAGGGCCTGAGCCTGAAGAACATACCGAATGTGCAAGGGATATCCCCACTTTGGCGCACAGCGTCTTCCGGTTGCCACACAACAGCAGCTGCCTGTCTGGAGTACGGTGAATGGCGTAGCCGCTCAACGACTCCCTCGATCTGGTTCAGGCCCGGTCGTGGCTGGAAGATCCTAAGGCCGTAATCACTTCCAGGAACGGTGAGTTTGTCGTCACTGAAGTTGCGGACTTTCGGCTCGTAAAACGCTATGTCCTCAACACGATTGTTGCCCGCCACCAACCAGGTGAAGCGAGCTACGGCCGTCACGATGTTCAATGGCCTGTTGGGGTTGGTGAAGATACGAGACCTGATGTCTGTCATGGGAATTGTTTGGTAGTCGCATAGCTCCCAAGACGAATCCTTCTCGGTTGCAATGTACATGCCTTGGTTCATGACGTGTGTCAGGGTCGTGCTGATGAGTGTGTCTGCATCGCTCACAGGCCCATACCTCCTTGGCTCTTGGGCACTCCAGGTGCTCGGAGCCACGTTTCCTCCCGCTTGAAGCTGGCGTCCACGTAGCCGTACTGAAGAATCCCCATGTCTCCCAACAGCTGCAGCAAGCGCTTGTAGGTGTTCCAGTCCTGTGGCACATCAATGATCAAGTGCCCGTGGCCCGGTGTGCTGCTGGGAACGTACACGTGTGGGCAGTCCAGATCCAATAGGACCCTATGCTTCCCTTCGCTCTTGTAGATACGAGCACCCCGTATCCGGTCGTCAAAGGGGTCAACGATCTCGTGGACCGGTGCCGTGCCAACAACGTAGCTGCCGATAGCGTTTGCCCCGTCGTCAAGCGGTACGTTATCTGTCACTACCTTGTCGTGGGGCAGCTCTCGAGAGGCACTGTCCCCCAGGCCAAAGTCCACAACGGCACTGTGAACGTTCTCCCAGCCGCGTAGTGTCTCAAGGGCCTTCTGAAATGCCTTGTCTACTGCTTCAGAACGATAAGTCATCCTGTGTTTCATCCTCTTCCGGATTGATTACGATCAGTTCCTTGACCTGAATGGCCAAGCCTCCAAAGTGAGTCACGTAGCCTGTCACCAGGATTACGTCCACACCAGCGCGGGCGTTGGCGATAAGACCGGCGTACTGTGGGTACTTCTTCCGGCTCACCCGCAAGCGTATTGGCTCGTCGTACTCGTCGTCGACGTCCAGGGTTGCGTACTTCAGTAGGTGCGGTTCATCTAACTCCTCTAGGATTTTCTCTCGGGTGAGGCCGTCTCCCCCGTACTTAAGACGCTGCTGCACAGTGTCTTTGTAGGTCTTCTTGCGCAGCACGCCCATAAAGACTACGTACTCATCCTCTTCCACAATATCGATGCTGACGTGTGTTGGCTCTGGAACACCAGGAAATTTGCCCGCTTCAAATTCCCTACGTATGCTATCAAGTAGGCGTTTGGTGGCCAGCACGCCAAACGGGTCATCGTCTTCTGCGAACTGGCGCATCACCTTTACTCTGCCGTCACCAATGCCAGAAACGGCTGTAAGGCTAGACCACTCAAGAGTCTCTGTTTTGTGTTCATCACGCCACTGGACAATCTTCTCAGCGGTCTTGAGGCCAATGCCCTTCACGGCTGTAAAGCCAGCGTACAGGCTGCCGCCGCGCAAGCTCCAGCCTACCTGTGACTCATGCAGATCCAGGCTATTGACCTTAATACCCTTGCGCTCGGCCTCCACGATCAACTTCCTACGGCGCTCCAAGCCTTCTGCTGTGTCGGGGCACTTGAGTAGCTGCCCTAGGTAGAACTCAGGGTAGTACACCTTAAGCCACATCTGACGGTAGGCCGTATCGCTATAACACACAGCGTGACTGATGTTGAACGCGTACCCTGTAGCGTTGACCATCTTCTGCCACACACCCACGGCCTTCTCGCGTGAAACGCCGTGAGACGCAGCACCTTCCACGAACCTTTCGAGGAACTCGTTGAAGACACTTGAGTCTTCCTTGGCCGAGATGATCTTCCTAATGCGGTTGACCTCAGCCGGCGCGAATCCTCCAAAGTCCCTAAGGATTAGAAGAATCTGCTCCTGGTAAACGATAGTGCCCCAGGTCCATTGGATGTGGTCGTCAACTGTGGGGTGGACCGGCTCTGGTAGCTGGCCTGTGCTCTTGGCCTTGATGTACGCCGTATCGTCGCCACCAGGGCGGCTCAATGCGTTTACGTCTACCAGGTCCATAAACTTATCTGGCTGTACGCCTTTGAGCACGCGCCGTGTTGCCACACCCTCAAACTGGAAGATGCCCAACACGTCACCAGCGCGAAACGCCTCGAAAACCTTAGGGTCATCTAGTGGTATCTGGTAGAACTCCTCGATAGTCATGCCGATTCGGTCACGCACCCACTGTAGGTGTTCCAGTGTTGCTCGGATGCCGGTAAGCGTAGTTAGGCTAAGGAAGTCAACTTTCAGAAGACCTAGGTACTCACTGTCTTTCTTGTCGTACGCAACGCCGCTTCCGCGCTGGGCTCCACTCTGCTTTTCGTAGGTGGCTGTAATCTGAGTCAACGGTACGCCACTGATCACAATGCCAGCAGGGTGGATACCGGCCGTACGGTAGTTGGACTGCCCGTTGATGCCCTCCAGCCGTGGCGCGTACTGCAATTCAGGTGTACGCCTAACTGTTTCGGCAACGTCGTCGTAGCTATCGAAGGTGTCAAGCAGTGTCATGGAAAACCGTGGGTGGCCGTCTTGCCGCTCCACGAGCTTACCCTTGATGTTCTCAATCTTCCACTCTGGGATTTCGTATACGCGCGCTACGTCATCCAGGCTGTTCTTGCCCTTGTACCGGGTGAACGTCAGAATGTTAGCAACCCTATCGTATCCGTACTTCTCCTGGGCGTATTGAATAACCTCCCAACGCCTCTCGTCCTCAAAGTCGATATCGATATCTGGAGGGTCTGTACGCGTAGGGTCCAGGAACCGCTCAAAGAGCATGGGGTACAGCAGTGGGTCAATCTCGGTGATACGCAAAAGCCAGCAACACAGACTGCCGGCTGCACTACCACGGCCTGGACCCACTAGAATGCCATTGTCTTTGGCCCAGCGCACCAAGTCGCTCACCATGAGAAAGTAGTCGATATACCCTGGTACGCTACGGATTACGCCGAATTCCATGCGCAGGCGCTCTTGGTACTTCTTAGGTTCGGCCTGCATCTCTTTGCTAGTGCGCCTACGGAACTTGAACCCCTCGGCAAGCCAGAACTTGAAGAGTTTCTCGGTCTCCTGCTCTGACAGTACAGGTTTCGTCACCGGAACACCTCGTTGAACGTGTACACCCTATTGGTCCTGATGTACCTGTAGAACGGGTGGTGGCCTGCGTACTGCTCTTTGCGCCCATGTGCTGCTAGGTCTTTGGCCGGTATCGTGGCCCCGTTGCTATAGACCACGTATGCCGGGCTGTCCCAGTCTACACAGCGTTCAGCCTGTGCGGCCCGCAGACAGTAGTCCTGCCCCTCTTTAACGTGGCAGATGATGCCTGCCACGCCCCGATCTGGCTTGAAGGCAAAGAAGTCCACTGCCTCCACCCAACCGCCTAGCCTCGCAATGACTAGGATGTCCCAGCCCCTACGCCTTAGGAGCCGTTTAACTTTCTCAACTAGCTCCTCGTGTGCGTCCACACGCTCTACGTCCATGGCTCCCAATCTCTTTCCCCCGGTACATATTTCGGTGGCGGCGCTTTGGGCAGCTCTACATTGCATTGGTCTGCAATGTGCGCCGTGGCCTCAACAGCGGCCTTGGCTCCCGTCTTGCTGAGTCCCGTGCCCACAAGGTCTCTGTATACCTCTCTATCGGTTTCAGGGTACGTGAGCAGTATGTCGTACTCCCAGTTAGCGTCAGTAACTTCAACAGTGCTTTGACGGTGAGCCGCATGCAAGATGCGCTGCATCTCATTGTCATTCGGGTAGGGATAATGCACGTCAGCAGTAGCAGCCATTCGTGCTCCTGTTGCATTGCTAAGTTCCTCGAAACACGGGTTGAGAGCACGAGTGCGAGCGAGACCAGAAAATCGCTGGGTCTCAAGGTAATACCTGTCGCCAAATATCGCCTGGAACCTCTCAATTGCACGCCTGGCTCGTTGAATGTCCCCGTCTCTGGGTTCCAATCGTTTGTCACCCAATGACTTTCCACCCAACAGGATGCAAGAGATGGGGCCGTCCGCGCAGCCCGACAGAGCAATGATGCCACGATTGTACTTCCTCAGTACTGGTGCGTGAACGGTGGGAAACTTAGATTTGCTAGTGGTCCCGAGTGTTTTCCAGCTCTCAGTAATGATGCAGTTCAGATTGTGTAGTCCCTCATCGTCTTTCGCGAGAAGGATCATGTGGAACTTGCGTGGCTGGTTCTCTGAGGCAACGTAGGCCTCCAGGCCAAAGATTGGCTTGATTTCCCTACGCTTACAATGCTTTTCGAGCTGGACCCAACTGGAGCAGTTACCGTGCTCTGTGAGCGCCAACGCGGTCATGCCAAGGTCTGCAACTCTGTCAACGTGAACGCCCACCGGCCCGTACCCGTCCCCGTACGAAAAGGTCGAATGTGTATGCAGGCTAACCCAAATCACGTTGTATTCCTTGTTCAATTGGATTGGGGCACTAGGGGAGCCGAGTTACCACGAGTCAGTTACCGCCCCGACTCCCCTAGCGCCGCATGGGATCAGACTTCCCAGGGCTCACCCTCGTCGTCTGAGTCATCAGCCGGCAACTCTTCGTCTTCCGAATCGCCATCGGTTGCATCGTCGTCCGAGTCCATGTCACCGAACGTGTCGTCGGCGTTGCCCTCGTCGCCGTCGTCCTCTGTGGTGTCGTCGTCGGCCGTCAAGATGTCGTCCGAATCGTCCTCATCCTCATCGTCATCCGCAGCACGAGGCGTGACGAAGCGGCTGATTTCGGCCCGTTCGACTCCCTGGTCGTCCGTACGCATTTTCGTCACGAAGCTGATTGGGCGGCCAATCGGGTTGGTCTTCTTGCCGATACGGACAATCGGGTAGCGCTTCTTGGCATCTGCATCGTCGACGGCAAAGCCAATCTCCTTGAAAGCCTTGCGAATTGCGGCCTTCTGGGCTTCGCTGCCGTCGGTGAGGGCATGGAGGAACTGGTTGACCCACGGGCTGCCTTGCTGGGTGAGCTGAAGCCACTTGGAGACACCGGCTCCCTTGAACTTGCCCTCAGAGATCTCACAGATCACCATGATTCGCTGCTCACCCTTCTTCTCCCCTTGGGTGACCTTGGACAGCAGCATCTTCTTCACAACGCCCTTGTACAGGCCCGGCTTTGGCGGTGGGCCATCGTACCAATCACCGCCTGTGTTGGTCGCCGAGTCATCGTAATCGGTGGGCGGCTTCATCACCTTGGGCATCAGTTCCCTACTTTCTCATCGGTTTTCTCAGCTTCGCCGGCAAAGGCCTTTTCAACCTTCAGGCGAATGTCTCTGAGAGTCAAGTCCTTTGTGAACGGGGCCAGCGCCATCGTTCGGTCCTTGCCTCTCAAGCTTTGAATGTCCTGCCAGTATATATAGCGATGTGTCTCTAGCGTTGTGCGTGGCTTCTTAGTCTTCGGATTGACTACTGCCTTACCATCTTTCATCACCTGCTTGCGTTCGGTGCGAACCTGCATGTAACCGTACGAGGTCATCTGTGCTGCCACTTGCATTGCAATGGAGTAGCCCTTGCCGTGAATCTCAGGGCAGAAGAAGTCCTCACCGTCGGCGTCGGTTTCCTTACGGTCCCATGCCAACCAAAGCAGGTTGACCGGCAGCTGGTTCATCTTCTTGACGTAGCGTAGCAGTATCTTCTGGTTCTTGCGGTAGGTGGGCCAGTCCTCTACGTCCAGGCCCTTCTCATCCAGCAACTTGTCGAACAACAATCCCTGTGCGTCACTAATGGTATCGATCACGATCCAGTTGAACGGGATGCCAGTGCCGTCCTCGGCCCACTCGGATAGCTTGTCGTACCACTCTTCCAGCTGGTCCCAATGATGGATGATCACCTGTCTTGCATTGCTACCCATGCGCTTTGCACTGATGCAACCCTCTGGCTCACACGTGAGGAACAGCACCTTGTCGTCGCTGCCTCCCAGCACCGTCTTACCACAGCCAGAGGCCCCGTAGACCATGAAGTTTGGGTGCGGCGAAATGGCATCCAACGCAACGATATCTGGATCCTGTACAGCTTCATCCCATGTCGGCATAATAGTCTCCCTTACTCAGTTACTCGTGAGGCGAATTGCGATGTGCTACTAAGAGTTACTCGTACGTCCTCGAGCGTGGCCACAGTGTACCACGAATCTACCTGTCGCGCAACAGTTTCGGTGACTCTGCACCAGAGTAGTACTCTTGGTACGGGTCTTCTTTGCGGAACATGTGGCTCTTGGCAAACTCTACGTCTCCACCGCTTTCGTGGATCTGGCAGAGGTCGAAAAAGCTACAGTCCCATTTGCAGTCACGTGTTGGTGTCTTGTAGATGGGCAGCCGGCGAGACCTGAACTGCTCCATAACCAAAGCCTCTTGGCCGATGCGCTTGATCTGTACGTTGCGTTCGGCATTGGTGCGCTCAATGCGCTCCCGGTGGAAGTACGGGGCAGGCTGACTCTTAGAGACCTCACCCAGCACAACCAAATTCAATCCCTTAGCAAGGGATTCGTACTCTTCTTTCTTGGCCCTCGAGGAGATGTAGTCTCCGATATCGCCTTTGCCACGCTGGTCTAGGTATGCCTGAATGGCTTTGACGTAGTCTTCCTTGGTAGGAAGGTTGGTGTACTTGCCATCAGCGTTACGGGGCCTCTGGTCCGGCTTAGCCTTGCGCAGGAAGTTGTAGACCAGCACACGAACTGACTCTCGAGGCCCAATCAGCCCCCTTTTTCGCAGCTCGTGTGTGCCGATGGCAAGGTAGCCACCGTTCTGGTCATCAATGTAAAGGTGATCTACCTCTATGGTTTTCATGAACTTGTGGTCCACGTACTCGATCAGACCTGTGATGTGATTCCGAACGATCAGGTCTATGGTCCCTACGTATTCCACAATGGGGCGAGGTCTCTTGGCCTGCTTGCGTAGGTCGTCAGGGTGTGGAATACGTTGGTGGAACTGGTCTTCTGTCCACAGGACTTCCCAGTGCTCGTCATTGCCGTAGTGTTCCAGGTAGTGCCCGAGCATTTCGTGGCCCAGCACGCGGGCGTCCTCCCAAGTACCCTCAATCTCGTCGTCGACGAACTTTTCGACTTTGACTGAGTCCCATAGCTCTTGGGTAATCTTGTCCCAGGTCTCGCGTGGGTCGATTCCGCGCTTGCGGCCTGGAATGTAGTGCTCTGCTAGGGCAAGGTGGCCAAGGCTTCCGAAAACCAGTGGGCCAGTAGAGAAGTTGACAGGCACGAGGTGCTCGCCATAGCGCCACCACCAGCGCAAGGGGCATCGCTTGAAGTCGTGCCGTTCTGAGTTGCGTAGCAACGGAACGTTATCCATGAGTTACCATCCTCTTGTTGTTAGGGGTGGAAAGGGCGTAGACTTGACCCTAATCCCAGTGGCCTTTCAGAACCTTATGTGTTAGTTCCTTGTCCGCAAGCTCCCACTTGCAGCCACCGTACCCGGTCCCGTTTGATTGGCGGAACCACTACCTACACTAGCGAACTACTCGCTGACGTTTCGATTCGGTCAGGGGTGGCCTCCCCCTACCTGCACTACTTTGTCTAGCAACACCAGTCGGCCTTGCGAGCCTTCCGGTGCCCTAGTTGGCGTAAGCCCTAGGGATTAGGGTACTTTCGTTGCTAGCGGGGACAGACTTTTGCTTTGCCGGAGTCGAACCGGAAACGGCTTTTACACCGTTGCTACCTCCCAATGGTAGTGCTCTTGCCTGAGCGCTTTGGTGGTCCCTTAGGGAGACCAGGCCATACGATCTGACGACGTGCTGCCCCAGGTGTTCCGTCGCCTTTTGAGCCACAGAATGCACCACGCCATCGCACTTTCACGTGCCCGCTACTTGTGCTCTTCAGCTCCTACGTGATTCGCCAACCACGCCTTGGGGCCTCCATGGATACCGCACTTGTATGCCTACTCGCACTATGTATCCCTCCCATGTACCAACCATCAGGCTTGCAGCTTATAGCGTTTGAGTCGCTGCGTACACGACTGGCCTCACCGTATCGGCCTGGCCCGCTCTGCTTGCCTGCGTCCCACCACCGTTCAGATGGGCGAAGGTACTGGATTGCCTGAGTTACCTAGGATTACTAGGCGACCGGGGATCAACCGGCCTTTCAGCAGCATTGCTACTGCCTATCGATCAGGCTCGAAGTATATTCAACTGTGTAAGAACAATTCCCGTGTACCGGGGCAGAGGCTCTGTGCTACTGGGTCTTCCAGGCTTGGAGGGACTGTACTTGACTCTTCGCTGGTGCGTACCCCGGTCACTGGAGGGCAGGTCCTGCCCTAAGGAGTAGAGAGACAGACGTTTTCAGCCTGCCGAGGGGCTACTCAATACGTGCTGAGTGTCGATGTCTCTCTACCCTTTAGAGCTACCGAACTGGGGAGACATTGCGTGGCTGTACGGGGAGGCCGTGCAATCTTCTTCACCAGAGGATGGTAGTGGGGCTACTTAATCCCCAATTCGGTAGCTGCCCTAGAGGACCGGATCAGAAGGTCGCGCTGACCTTGTCGTCCTCGTCCTCGTCGTCGAACAACGAGTCCTCGTCGTCCTCGTCGTCCTCGTCCGCAGCAGCGGCCTGGGTGTCCTCGTCCGACGCGTCGTCCGAATCGTCGTCTTCCTCAGCGTCTTCCAGCTCCCGCTGGGCCTCTTCCAGGAGCTTGCGGGCCTTCTCAGCCTTCTCCTTGGCCTTGGCCTTCTTGAGCTGAGCGTCCATGTCGTTCAGCAGTTCCTTGGTGGCAGGGTCTTCGTACCACCGAGAGAGACTGAACTTGACGGCGCGGCAGTCCTCCGGCGAAATGGTCTTGCCGGTGAGCTCTTTGACCTTGTCGGCCAACGACTCACTGATCACCCGGTCGCGGGGAGTCGGCGTGTCCTTGAACACACGAGGTCCACGAGCGCCGCCACGGCCCGTCTTTTCGGTCGTCTCAACAGTCATGTTGTGTCTCTTCCCTTTTCGTTCTTCCGGGATGCCCCGGTGGCCTGACGACGACAACGATACACCACCGCCAGCGGCCTGTCAACCCCGTTTTGGGGCGAATTTGTTAGCAGCAGCTGTATCACGCAGGTACCGGGCGAGCGTGCCTGGCTTAGTAGTCATCCCGTCGTTGACACGCGCTGGTGCTCCGGCCCTGGCCCGCACAAGGTGCTCACGGTCGGATTCCGTTGCGACTCTACGGTTTTCCAGTTCCCTGATCAGCTCCAGGGTGGCCCGACGGGCCTGCAGACGATTAAAGAGCCGCTCGTTCACACGCCACGTGACCCAACTACCTGCGACGATGCCCAAGAGGCCAGAACCTACTGTAAGTAAGAAGCACGTCATGCTCAGCTCTCCAATAAGTCCTTAGCTGCCTCTGGTGTGTCCAAGATACGCTTAAGACTACGGCCCGTCTTACGGGTGGCTCGTAAGATCTTCTCGTCGATAGTGCCCTTGGTAACAAGGTTCCAGATAGTAACGCTATGTATCCTGGAGATGCGGTGAATCCGATCTTCTAGCTGCACTTGATCATCCACGTTGTGGGTACTGTCCACCACGATCATGTCGTCGGCAGCATCCAGGGTGATGCCCACGCCACCAGCTTTCGTATTCAGTAGCAGCACTTCCGGACTCGGCTTACCAGCCGGCGTCTGCCCAGACTGGAATTCCTCTTGAATCCGTAGTCTCTCATCTGCACTGGTGGCACCGGTGATCTTGTAATTCGGTATCTTGTACTGTTCTAACAAGACTTGCGCAAACAGGTTGATGTGCTTAGTGAACTGGGATGCAATGATGATCCTGTTGCCGCTTGGGTCTGGGCCGTAAATGCCTCTCTCATTAAGGAACTGGAGTATCCAGTCGAATTTGTTCGAGGGCATATCAGGGTGGTAATTGCCCTGTTCATCTAGTCTCCCATAGCTATTCGCAAACTGCTTAAGCCTTGTCATCTCAGCCAACAACGAATTGGCTAGCAGCGTACCACCTTCGATGTTGGCCATGGCCTGGGTCTTCATCTGGTTGTAGGCTGTACGTTGCTTGCCGTCCATCGGAAGCCATACTGCAACGGGGTTGTTCTTGTCGTACCACCCAGCCAGCTTGGCTTGTGCCTTCCGGTAACCTAGCCTTGCCTTGGGATTGGCCTTCTGCTCCTCCGCAGCGCGGGCTACGGCGTCCAGTAGCTCTTTGGGAGGCTTCTTCTTTGGGTACAGCGGTGTGCCGCCGTATTGCTTATCCGGTAGCTCCGGTAGCACTTTCTTTTTGGTGCGCCGAATCATGTACGGCTTTAATGCAGCTCGCAAGTCGCGTTCACTGCGCAGCTTTCCGATAACGTCCGTATCGAATACGTCGTCGTGGTAGACCTGGAAGTACCTGTAGACCCACTTCCAGTAAGAGTTAGGGCCACCATTGGCGTTGTACTCCACAGGGTCAATCCAGTTGAGGATGCCCCAGATGTTCTCGTGCTTACCACGAAAGGGCGTGCCAGACAACGCAAGTCGCATGCCGTCGTCACGAATGTCAAGCAGACGTAGGCCTCTGCTCTGAGCACTTTGCTTCTTCAAGTTTCCCGTAGCACCAGCTAGGGTTTCGTGGGCCTCGTCAACAATCACGGCAGCCCACTGTATGTACAGCAGAGGCTTCAGGGCCTCACGTACCGGGGTAATGATCTTGTTGCCCTTGTCGTCATGGACGTAGCGCCCCTTGTCATCGCACTCAATCTTGAAGCGTAAGTAGTTAGGAGATACGATAACCCACTGGCGTTGGCCCGCGTGCTGGCTGGAGGTCTCCCACTTGATCGTATCTCGTAGCAACGCTATGCGAGTACGCTTGTCTGCATTGCCGGTGATGATACGCACAGGGTCATCTGGTGCAAGGTCGTGTAACCAGCGCCGTAGCTCAGCTGGCCATGTTACGTACGCAGCGGTTTTGGGTGCCACAATCAGCACGGAACCCGTAGTCTTGTTACCTGTTACAGCTGCAATGGCCTGGATGGTCTTACCGAGTCCAGGTTCATCGGCAATCAGTACGTTCTTGTGTCGCATGGCAAATCGTGCGCCTGCCAGCTGGAACGGCCTACTGTGAAGGGCAACTCCGAGGTCTGATTGTGGCACCCTAAAACCTACCTATCTTCTAGAGCCGCAGTAAGAGCGGTAATGATGTTGGTGCAGTCCACACGGGTGGCCTTGCTAAGATCATAGTGCTCCATGACCTTTTGACGCAACTGCATCCAGTCGTCAGTGGGAACGGCAGTGTGCCCCTTCTCTTCCCCGTCCGAACGCTCTACTACCACTACGCCTTTCGCGCCTGCTGCTAGCCTGAGCTCCACTGTGTTCACTCGTGGTTCTCCGAATCTCCAGTGAGCGCAGCCCAGACCATGATACAAGCAGCCTTGAGGCACTGGCACCGTGTCATCTTGGCGACAACAGTACGGTCCCTACGTTGAGTCTGAATGTGGATGGTTAACAGACGAGCCATCACATCACCTTTCGCTTGGCCAGCACGAACCCGTCCCAGCCCTTGGAACCCGTTGTCTGGATAACGGATACGTCAAATGCAGGTTGACGGCCGAGGAACTCTATGAATTCCCGCTTGTCCGGCCTGCTAGGGTCCAGCACCCTGCCGTCACGAATCACGTTGTCCACCACCACGGTAACGTCTTCTGTGCCAAGGCCGTACGCGTACTTGAAGTAAGCCTCGTTGGACTCCTTGTCGGCGTCAATGAAGATGAAGTCAAACGAGTTTGGCTCCAGCTTGGGCAAGATGTCGTGTGCATCCCCTACCAACACACTGGTTCTGTGGTGGATTCCAGCGTGATACAGGTTCACATGTGCAACCTTGGCGTGCCGTGGCTCATACTCCACGGTGGTCACGTACCCGTCCTCCCCTACGGCGCGGGCTAGGGCAATGGTGCTGTAGCCTGCCAGTGTGCCGATCTCTAGGACGTTCTTGGCCTTGGCTGTACGAACTAACAGCTCAAGGAACTTCGCTTGCTGCACGGATACAGCAATGTCCGGAAGCTCCATGTCAGAGGCGTACTCCCGGGCCTCTTTAAGGGCCTTGTCTTCCCGGATGCACTGATCCAGTACAGCGTCTACGTCGTTGGGATACACTGCGGTCATGCGTTGCCTACCTTGATGATTGTGTCGAGAATGACAGAACGGAAGCCTGCCTTGGCTCCCATGAAGTGAAAGATCTTCCGGTGGCCTACTGGCGCTATGCGAAAGTTCTTTGAGTTGCTCTTGCGAGGTTGCAGGACTACGTCAAAGTCCAGCCTGTTGTACTCGTGCGAGAACCAGAACAGCTGACGGCCGATCATCTGCTCCATGATGAATTCCGGTGTGTCCGTATGTTCATCGAATGGCAGCCGGCGATATGTTTCTACTAGATTGGGTTTGTTCTTGTTGGGGAACGCCTTGAACAAGTCCAGGATGTCCGGCCACCCTTCAACCTTCTCTAAAGCTACGCTGGCACAGTGTAGGTTTTGACGACGGTCGAAGATCCGGTACTCTCCAGCTTCATATGCGTTGCCTTTGTATGAAACCTCCAGCCTCTCATCATTTCTGGTTGCGATCACTGTTGTGTGGCGAATCCCGTCCACCAACGGGGCCTCGATATTGCCATGCCAGTCATTGCGTTTCGCTGCAACGGCAATCTTCATTGCCTTAACAACTGGTTCCTCGGCTGGTAATGCCATGGGCCATCCTCTGTGTGTTCCGTAGGGAGTCTAGGGCGTCGGGCCTAGGCCCTAACCCTGCCCCGGATCATAACACACGAGAACCTGCTTGGCACGAAAAATGAGATAGCCGTAGGACTAACACTGAGATGCTCAGGCTAGTAACCCAGGCTGTTATCCATCACGAGTAAGTGGGTGCCGGGGCCTCGAACCCCGGTGGCTGCCAGTCACCCGCACCAGACTAGTTGGTAGTCAACAACTCTGGCATATCCATCACTTGAGCAAGGGCCTGCACGCTCTTGCTGTCCACCTTGGCAAACTCACCGTCCACCAGCTTGGCAGCGTTGCCCTGAACACGGGAGCGTCCGCGCAGTGGCGCGTAGTGGGTTGCGTAGGTGTTGATTGCCTGTACCACCCCAAGGCCAGTACCTTTCCAGGTATTCGCCATAGGGTCACTTTGGTACACGCTGTTCAGGTGTTCCCTCTTGGACTCACGACCACGAACGGTCCTGGTGCTGTCCTTGTTGGGATCACCCGGTGGAATGATGATGTCTAGCACCTCAATCCACTTCTTGTTGGGCACTTCAATGGCAGCCAGCTTGTGGAAGAATTCCATAGAGCTGTCTGCGGTTTGGTGAATAATCGACAGGGCTTGCCGGACCTCAGAGATCTTGTGGGTCTCAAGGCTTCCGGACGTGTGACGTGCCTTGTACTGCCGCCCTGCCTTGGCTGCTCTTGCGTTGGCCGCCGTCATCGTGTTGTCGCACACGATCAACAGCGTTTGGCCAGCGAAAGTGGTAGCCAGACTACTGTCTAGGCTCGTATAGCAGTGAACGTATGGAACAAAGTCCATTCCAGTTGTGCTGTCGTGAGCCGTCTCAGGAAGAGCCACCTGGACACAGGCCTGAGCGCCATTGCGCAACAGGATTGCTGACCAAATGTCGAGAGTGTCCCCAATCACGTTGGATAGCAACTGCAAGAGCCACTCCTCGTAGTCGTGGATCTTGTAGTTCTTGCCGGGGTGCCCCAGCTCCAGGTAGTTGTCGCTACGGACCAGGCCCCGTTTGTCATGGACCTCTACCAGTTTCATGGGAACGTTGACCGGACGGCCCTCGTGGAACACTGGGTTGCCGTTGCTGTCCATACGCTGAACCCATACTGACGGTTCAGGTTCGTAGCGACGGCGTCCCTGGTCGTCGGTCAAGGGCTGTCCTGCCTCATCCCGTAGCAACTCACATGGAATCATGTTTGCCGTACGGGTAAGCATTGGCTTCCAATTGAATAGCCGCCGTACAACATCGTCATACGGGATGCCCTCGGGGTAATGATTCGGCTCCTCTCCCTGCATGGACTCCATATAGTGCCAACTCTTTCCACGCTGATTGGTGTGCCCGATCAGGCAGAAGTTGTTGTACCACTCCATGGTTTCTGCGCCCATTGTTTCCCACCCTCTTTCTGTTGTGGTGCTTGGAGTCTCCCTCGTGGCTCCAAGTCGTGTCCGTCAGGGACTCGAACCCTGATGTCTGCCAGTCGGACTCCTGTGCTGTACTAGTCTACCGGTCGTTCACGTTCTGCCAGTAGTGATCTGGCCCAAGCGATATGGGCTTCGTCATTCAGCCGGCGTCTGTGCTGCGAAACTCTGTAGGCTCGCAACAACTTCCGCAGTTTGTTCACTAAGCCTCCCTCTTGTACCGTTCAACCGGGGCGTTCATCCCTCGGCTGAGCATACCGTCCTCACACTCGATTGTCAACACCCCAGAGTCGTTGAGAATCCTTGTGATTCGGCCACGATGTGGCAGCTCATCTGCCGGTGGCATGTGAGGTAGGCTGCCATCGCTGAGCTCGCGGGCGAGCACGAATTCCGTTTCTCTATGCAACTCAGTCCATCCCCTTTCTTGATACGCCACTATGGCGCTCGTGCCCGCGCTGGACTCGAACCAGCGTGTATGCCTTTCGGGCTGCCCAGTCTACTGGGACTTGTTGTCTTGCTGTGCCACTCGTTCGAGCATGGCATCAACTTGGGTGTGGTAGTCCACGTCTGCCATACCCTCACAGGTTGGCTCGTGCTCGCTCCACAGCAAGGGAGCCTCGTACGCGAAAGCGCCAAAGCCTCCCATGGGAATTCGGTTCACAGGGTCACCGACAATCCCGGCCTTCCGCAGGGCCTCGAACACTCCGACATGTTCGCTGTAGTCCCCGTAGATGAAGACATTGCCTTTACCCGGCTGAAGGTTGTAGTTGCGCAGGCAGACTGTGGCCGTAGCCAGAGGCTCACCGTACTCCGACACAACACGTAGTGCAGTGCTGCCGTCGGCGTACTTGCCCCACTTCAGGACTGCCTTTGTCTCTGGGACATACTGGGTCCCAAAGGTAAACGTACGCATTTCCATCCCCTTTCGTTCGGTAGACCTGGTGGCCCACCGTCGTCCCTGCCAGAGGAATCGAACCTCTGTTGGTGTGTAACCCTCGAACACGCCAAAACCGTTGCAGGGTATCTCTCTACTTGGCACAATCCCCGTAGCCACAGCAGAGTGCTTTACTTGCGCAGCATCTTCACCTGAGTTGACAAGGGATATCGGTAGGCCCTAGCGCGCTGGCCCTCGTGAAAGGGCACGGGCCTCAGGTACACGACGACCCAATCGCCATCAACCACAGGCTCTCTGGTCACCTCCCAATCACCATCTGCGTCGGTGAACATCTCGCCCACCTTGAGCCGATGAATGCCAGAGGTCTTCCTCACTGCATCTGCTACTCGCATTTCCATCCTCTTTCATAGTGCCCCAAGCCGATTGCTCAGGACTCGTGCCGCCCCAGGACTCGAACCTGGGTGTATGCCATTGCGGCTCTTGTGGCTACGGCCAGCCGTGCTCCACATTGGCTCTGAACTTATTCGCCCAGAGGATATGCACGTCTAGCACTCTCGGGGAATCCGTTTTGAAGTCACCGCAGATGCAACGGTACGGTTTTGCCGGGCCAAAGCAGCCGGCGAAATCGCATACGTTGCTATTGGTTCCATGCTCGCTGCAGTCCCTCATCGGATAATGTCCGTTCCCGGTGGCAGCCAACCCGGCTCATCGGGCAGCACGTTGTGGTCAAACACCACATACGTTTCCTTGCCCTGAAGCGTCTCCTCCCGGTAGTAGCCACCGCTGGAAGAGCATGAGTAGCTACCGCAGTAGGTGTAGCGTGGCACGTAACCCGCTGGCGTCCAGATCAGACGCAAACGCTCCCAGCTGCCGTCAGGCCTGCGCGGCCCGTCGCAGATGGTGCGCCTTTGGCTTCCTAGGAAACCCCAACGAATTGTCTCGCAGCCAACGCCTGGATCTGCCTTGGCCACATTGGTTACGGCGGCGTTGTGGATTGCTGCGAGAGCGAAGAACAGGCCCATGGTCACAAGAAATGCAACCACGACTTCTTTCACATTACGTTTCATGTTCCATCCTCGAATCTTGATGTAAGGCAACGGGTTGTTGCCTTCGTGCCGGTAGTGGACTCGAACCACTATTAACCAACCGTGGCCGGCTGCCTAGCGCTGCTAGGACTTTGAGAGGTTGATCACAACGATGTTCTCGCCCTTGACCAGTTCCTCCAGGTGTGCAACACGTTCTTCAAGCGAGAGGCCTACTGCCTCAGCAGCATCTTGCGCATCTTCATCGTCATCAATGTTGGCGTACGGATTTCCGCTTGGGGCACTCAAACCCATTTCGCGCTCTTCATCGGAAGCCTTAATGGGCCTACCAATCACTTTGGTTACGTGACCCCGTGCTCCAAACATGAGCTTACCGTCATCTGTAATGTAAATGCGTAGTACGCCAATCTGACCGGCCTCTTGAAACGCCGACAAGGCTGCCTTGCGAAGGTACGCAAGGTCATTGCCTGAAATAGCGATAACGTGCTTCATTCCATCCCCTTTCTTGTAGTAAGCCATAGTGGCTCACCCCGCGCCTGCCGACGGCTTGAACGTCGGTGCCTTCCAGTCAGGCTTGCCGTTACAGTGTGTCATCGTCCAGTGCTGTAACCCATATAGGCTCACCGGGATTGGCTGCAGCAAGTGCTCGTCGACGCTCAACGTCAATCCGGTCCTCCCCTCCTGCATAGCAGTACCAGCTGCAGTAGCGGCATTGCCAGTAGTCCTCCCCGGTTCGCCCGCTGAATCTGCATGACACACCTTTGCGTTTGCATTCGGGGCAGCGTATGAACTTGAACCCCCTTGGTAGCGGCATTGTTCCATCCTCTCTTGCTAGGCCGTAGAACGCCTACGGCTTTGTGGGTGTCAGGGACTCGAACCCTGATGTCTGCCAGTCACCCTGCCCTGCTTTGGGGCTAGGCCCTCGGTGTACTATCGCCGACGGTCCACTCCGGCATGCTGTAACCGGATTGATACAGGTTGTTCAGCACTTCCTGAGCGGTCATGCGTTGCACCTGTTCCCGTGCCTCTTCTGGAGTACGGGCCTTGATACCCGAAACCCAGACCTCAGTGTCCCCGAACACTCCAGGGACCCGTACGGGCACATTGTAATCGCGAACACGGCCCTCGAGCTCCATGACCTCGAAGGTCTCGTTCCAGCCGTAGATACGGCGCTCATAGTCGCCGCACATGTGGGTTTCTTCAGCGTAGGAATTGATGTGTTCGTTCAGCTTTCGGAAATCACGCTTGACTGCCTCCAGCCGCTCACCTTCTTCCTTATGCAGTTGCTTGTACGACTCTGCCTCTCTCAAGGCCGAGTACATCGTCCGGATTGCCTGCCGCAAATCGCGACTGGCCTCCTTGGGCGTACCGTTGACTGTGAATGCCTCCCACTGGCATTCGTGATCCAGGTCCAAGATGGACATCAAACTGGTTGTCATGTACCGGTGGTGGACATACGCAGGAACGTTGTCGCCGTACTTGTTTTGCTTCCAGCCAGTAAAGATGTACTGGCAGTCAATGTTTCGGCCGTCCCAGAAGTATGACCAGGTGGGCAAACCTTCGAAGAAGTCTTGGTACGTAGCAGGTTTGGTATCCTGCTCTGTCTCCTCGCCGTCTGTGGCCGTGGACACAACGAGCCAACCCTCCTGCTGAAAAGCAGCAATGTCGATCACATCAGTTTCGTAGTCCAAAGCCCAGTTCCCGTCAGGAAGCTTGGCCACCACGTACAGCGTACCGGTGCCAACTTCCGTATTGCGAACTGTCCCACCGATTCCAGCCTTCTCGCAAGCTGCCGACAGATCGATCAGCTCAACTGCATTCACACTGTTCTCAATGGTGGTCATTTCCATCCTCTTTCGTTAAGGCAGTGGCCCCGTGCCACTGTCCTAGTGCCGCTCAGGGACTCGAACCCTGATGTCTGCCAGTGCGGCTCGCCCTGTCACGCGTTACGACGGGCCTCTTCTACGATGTCCAACAGGTGGTTTGCAATGCCCTCGGCATCAGCCAAGGTCAGCTTGACACTTGCGTGCCGTTTCCCGTTGGGACCCATGATAGTCCACTTCAGCCAATCAATTGAGTCATGACTTCCGTAGATTGGATCGATCTCCAGGGTGTGTTTTGTGCCTGAAGTGCTTTCACCATGTGCCAATAGGATATCGGCCATTTCAGTTCCTCTTTTCAAGTTCCCCGAGTGCTGGAGACCAAGGCCCTTGATTGAACTTGACCTTCACACCCTCCTCATCAACCATGATCCGGAGTGTATGAGTATCAGGGTTCTTGAGATAACCCCTGATCGCCTGCAGCTGCAAACCATCAATCTTGTACACATTCATCATTTTCCCATCCTCTCTGATTGCCGGCTGGTTTGCCGGGCAAAGTGCCCTGCTGAGGAATCGAACCTCAGTACGCCTTACCAGGGCTACACGATTGGGTTGTCAGTGGTGCTTGGCCCGCGCTGCCTGCTTGACGGCCAACTCCAAGGCGTTGGCGTGGCGCATAGCAAACGCCACATGTGACCTGGCGCTCATGGTGCTGTAGTAGCTTCGTCCTACAGCCAGCGCAAGTTCGAAAGACGTTTCGTCTCTCTGTATTCCGGCCACGATTCGGGCCACCTCGTCGTCGCTCCACGGCTGACCGTGGTTTGCCGCCGCCTTCAGTGACCGGGCCTGAAGCTCTCGAGTGCTGTTCTGCCCCTTGCCCTTCCGAACGCGGGCAAACCTCGTCGGCTTCTCGACCTGAATCGACTTGACAACCTTCATCTTTCGTGCTGCCATTTCCATCCTTTCTGTGAGGTCGTCCCGTACGAACGACCTAGCGGGCCTAGGGGAATCGAACCCCTACGAAAACCGTTGGCCCTCCGGTGATTACGTCACCAGTCGTTGGCGTGCTGCAGTTCGTAGCCCTCCAGGTCACCGACGCTGTCGTCGTAAACCGATGGATTGCTACGCCAATCGCTGCGAAGACGCTGGCCGGAGCCGTTGTAGCAGGCCCCGCACTTGGAGCAGTCAACGTCTCGACCACCGCTGGACACAACCTCAATGCCGCACTGAACACAGTCCCAAGAGGTGATTGAGTAAGAGCCTGCGTTGCAGTCACACTCGGTGACGTTAACGTCCACGTGGCAGTTGCGGCAGAGAAAGTTGCGCGCCTTGATTGTAGCCATTGTTCCCATCCTCTCTAGCAACCACTTTGGTTGCCTAGTGGGACGGGAGGAATCGAACCTCCCCGAAAACCGTTGCCCCGATTTAGCTTACTGTCTCCCTTTCAGGTACACCATGGCTTTGACTACCTCTTGCAGATCTTCTTGTGTGCCAACGTTATCCAAGATGTTGGCCATGTACTCTTGGCACAGGGCGATTTCGTCACCCGGCACCCCTGCTGCCTCCAACATTGTTGAGTAGCAGTCGTACACAGTTTGAAGATCAGACTCTTCAGCGGCCATCAGATGGCCACCGCCACAGGAGTGCCGTCGGCCGCAACCACGAATCGCTCCATGGGGTAATCATGGAAGTTCATGTGGTCGTTGCACGGGCAATCCCACTCGGACTCATACAAATCCATGTTCTGCTCGGAAGTGCCAGTGCCAAAGTCGACACCGGCAACCTCGTTCTCGAAGTAGTCCATGGCCTGCTTGACGTTGTCAAACTTCTTGTGTCCGTAATTGAAAGGACCGTAGTGAATGTGTGCGCAGATCATTGCTTCCATCCTCTCGTAAGGGCCATACGGACTGTATGGCTTTGTGCCGCTCAAGGACTCGAACCTTGATGTCTGCCAGTGCGGCTGAGAGCCTTTAGCTCTCGATGGACTGTATGAACACCGACAACCACCGCGCTGCGGCGTGGACCTGATCCGGATGCCCCGAATCGAACTTGACGAACACGTTGCCCTGCTGATCTGTGAGGTACAGATCACCGGCCCCACCGGCCTTTACGGAAAGCAGTGTGTCAGCACAGTTTTCCTCGGCCCACCTGGGGTTGTTCAGCAACGGCTTGCCAAACCCGACTGCAGCGGCAGCAGGATCAACGGCCTGGTACTCGAAGTTGCTCATGTCCCATCCTCTCTGTTGTGCCGTAGCGGCGCTACAGCTTTGTGCGCTCCCTGGACTCGAACCAGGGTGTCTGCCAGTAGCGCATTGGACTCTTAGCTTCCGTAGCCCTTTCGCCCGTCTCGAATAGCGTCTGGCTTCGGAAGTCTTGAGTCCCACCATTCACCAGGAAGACGCTGCAGCCAGATAGTGAGCTGTGTCGCAATGTCTTCCGTAGTCGCATTCTGAAGGCTGGAGTGCAACTGATCCACGTAGTGGTCCCTGTACTCGACAAGGTTTCCTGCCTGGATCAGCAAGGCATGTGCCAAATCAGCCTTTTGAACATTGGTGAGTGCCATCGTCTTTCTCCTAACCGCATTCATAGGTGAGGTTTGACTTATGGATGCGTGCCTTGAACCGGCCAACGGCCGTCCGGCAAATCGCGTAGTCGGAATCCTTAGGGTCCCAACACACGAAGGTGCCGAACAGCCGGTGGCCGTGTCCGTCTACCCAACTAACGTTGGGCCGTGGCGCGGGCATCAACGCTTCCTGCGCTTGATCTGGATGGCCTGTTCGTTAGCCTCTATGGCAAGAACGATTTTGGCCTCCAGCTCATCAGGGAACTTGTCTCCGTACACCCGTCGCACCAGCCGCACGGCCCCAGAAAACCGTGCCCGGTCCTCTTGGAGGCTCGAGATGGTGATGTAACTGGGATGCCATGCAACCGTTTGCGGTTGACTCAGCAAGTAATTGGCCAAGCACTCCACTTCGTGGAGCATCTCGGCCTTGACTTCGTCAGCAGTGGTGCGGGTTTCGACGAACATGGTTACCATCCTCTTTGTCCGTAAACTGTTGTGGCTCAACCGGACTCATTGTGCCATTGGAGCACTCAAACTGATTGAGTTTGCTTGAGTGCCCTAATGGCACAACGAGATTCAACTCGCTGTGCCGAGGATGGATGGAAAACGCTGTAACACATTGACCTGTAGCGGCAGGTGCTCCGGCCCCGCGTGAGGGGCTTGGGTGGTGCCTGCTCTTGCTGCATGAAGGTGTACCGTCACAACGTATTTCAGCCTCATCGGGCTCAATTCCCTACACTCCCTAGGTTCAGTCAGGTCACACCGTGTCCGGCTTCAGCGGGCACCCCGTAGGATGACTCCGGTACTGTCTCACGACGATCCGTTATCGCTGGTTGAATTCCCTAGGTACTCTTGGGCAAGAGCGCCTTCGGCCTATGTTGCACTAAACAGCCCGTCCCAGGATCCACAGCGCTGCCCCATGTCGCAGCTCCACCGTTTACACGAATGGTGTAGACCCTCTAGGTCTTACGTTTATGTCCCAGTGGGGTGGAGCCTTTTTCACGCGTCGGGCGAAGAGCTGGTAGTCGTTTCGCCAAGGGTGTGCTCGCGTCCGCCCGTGCGGGCGGCTGGGTTGTGGTGGGGTGGCATGGACCGCCCCAGGCAAAAGAGTACCAGAAACGGGCCTGACTTGCTACTTTTCGGCAGCGCCACCAGGGAATCTTGTCCGAATCTTGCCTATACCGTGACCAAATCTTTATCTGTATCACTGGACATATGAGCTGGTCAGGGCATCAGCCGGCAACCTGACCATAGGAAATGCAAGAGGCCCGCAGCTGGCGGACACTCAGTACAAGCGTACTGCTATGCAGCTACGGGCCTCTCAGTGCCTTAGGGACACTACAGCTTACGGGCTTTAAATAGGATCGCCCTCAGAGACAGCCTCAGACAGGCGTTGTTTGTAGTCGGCTAGTCTGGCCCTAAGGTCAGGCTTTTCGGCCGTCTCAGGGCTTCTGAGGCCCCGTTTCCCACGGTTTGCCCAGGTCGCTGCAGCGTTCACCTGGGGCAACAGGGCACTTTGAGCAGACAGCGGCATTTGCCGGCCAGTCCAGCGTTGTTCGATAAGCCTATCTGTCCCTAGGCTTTCCATGCCCTCAGCTTCTGTAACTTCGCGTAACACGTTCGGCACCAGCTCGTTTGGGTCCGCGCCGAGCTTCAGCGCAAGCACGGCCACCAGCGTCTCCAGCACCACCGTGTACGCAATGTCGTCAGGATTGCTCACTTTTCAGGCCCTTGATCTTGTCAGGAGAAAAGCCTTGCCACTGTTTGCCTTTGGCCACCACCAATGGAAGCGCTGTACCTGTCGCCAGGGCCTTGACCTCTTGGTGCGCAACCTCGTTGGTGTCAATGTCGATGTACTCGTAGGGGATACCCTCTTTGTCCATCACCTTCTTGGTGTGCTCACACTGCACGCAACCAGGCCTTCCGTACACACGTGCCTTGCTACCACTCATGCTACTCTCCTTGTTCCCACACCCCGCATGTACTCCACACACGGGTTAAGGTCATATCCCCCATGGGGTTCCATGTTGCCCATGAACATCACGCCGCCGATGATAGCAAGGCCGATATCGATGGTGCCATCCAATGGATCCATTAGGAAGTCACCGATTCTCTGCAACAGACCGGCAGGCCCACCGGCCCAGCTGTTTTCAGCAGCAATCTTGTAGATAGCACTACGGTTTAAGCCGACCTCGTTGTCAGGATTCTCGGAATACAGGTCACCACGGCGGCTGACTACCTTCCACCAGCTCGGCGTATTCGTTAGGCGCACATCACTGATGCCTTGTGTTCCCGGCTTGGGCGGATCTTGGACCCACTCTGCCACTACATCTTTCTCGCGGTAAGGGTCACCGAAGGTGAGGCCCCGTGTGAGGTCGGCGTACCTTTGCTGCAGCATCGGGTCTGTGGTATCCCTGAGTAGCATAAGGATACGGTTGGCAATAATGGCCCCTTGGCTGAATCCCTCGATGCCCCATGGTGTTCCAAGTGGAAACGGTCTGGTTGGTTGCCCGTTGCCGTCCAACAGAACCGTCTGCCTCAGTACGTTGAGAACTGCACTGATACCAGTTTGGTTACGGAACGGTAAGCTCGTGTTGTCGTAACCAATAGGCTGCCACCAACATACACCTTCGCTTTCCAGCTTCGAGGCAACGTACGCGCAAGGGCCAACGTACATGCTGCTCAGGTGTCCCTCGACAGTAATGATGATGGGACGTACGGGGTTTGGTGCCTTCTTGAACCCCATGGCGATTTGAGTCGGCAAGTCAAGCACACCAGTTACGTAGGTACCCAACTCTAGCCGGCCTTGCAGGACCAGACGCTGCTGCATTTCGATAACAGCAGCTTCCATCTCGCGGTCAAACTCGTTTGTATCAGCCAAATGCCCTGCGTAGCTACGGTACATTGCGCGCATGTACGCCTTGGCACGGCGAACCGTATCATCAATTGCGGAGTGGTCCCCTACACCCCAACCAACCCAAACGCCGTTGACTCTCATCCTGTTTCCCCCAGGCTCTTCTCTTGCTCCTGCGCCTCTTTGAGTTTGTGGCGCACGTACACCAGCGACGGTGGAGTCTCGGCCTCAATACCGTGCTCCCGGAGCAACCGCATGATACGGAAGTCCCACGAAACATGTTCAGTTATAAGCATTTCGATTTCAACGAGACGTTCAAAGCGCTCATCGGACAGCTTTTGCAGCTTCTCGAAGTCTTGACTTAGAGCTTCTAGGCGTCTGATCCATGTCTGATCACCTACCTGCTCACCCTCTTTCTTCGTCTTGTCCGCGCTGGCGCTGTTCTGCTTGCGATTGGCATAGGTAGAGTAGATGCCTCCCACAGCAGAAATGGCAGCTACCGTGACTAGCGCAGCTTGGGTGATCAGGGACTCTAACACCTTCAATTCCGTTCCCGCTCTCTGCGCCGGTACTCTGCCAACAGCTTTCGCATTTGACGGAAACGTTGTACTGAGGCATAAGCGATGCCTACACTCAACCCCACGGAAGTGACTGCAATCCAATACGGCTTGTCACCAGGGCCATGCGTGGCAACCATCACAAAGAGCGTATAACATAGAGCCGCAACGAAAAGCGAGAGGTGGCCAAAGATGCCAAGCCTCAGGCTGAGTTCAAACCGCCGTTCACGGTTGAGTATAGCACCGGCCAATGCCATGGCACTACCAACCACGAACGGTATGTTGAGAGCAACTACCGTTGCATACCCTACTGTCTTATACAGTGCTGATTCTGGAGGCAGCCCTAAGATCATCTGGGCGATCGATACCACGAGAAGCCCTGACAGACAACCCGTTTGGTATGGGTGCCTGTCAGGGCGTTCGCGTAGCTGCAGCTCAAATGTCACATCACCGTGAAGCTTTTTGATCTGAGCCGCTAGGTCTTTCGGCTCTGGAGCAGTCACAGCTTATTGACCCAAACCTCATTGGACTTGAGGAAGTTCAGCGCTGCAGTGAAGAAAACTACTGCAATGCTAAAGATTCGTTGAGTGGTGTCGTCCATGAAGTTCGACAAAGGCGTAAGCTCGTTGAGCATCACAACCAGAGCACCAATGAGTGTGATGATGGTGTGGTAGTACGCCTTTGCCTTGTCCAGCCAGTTCACGGCCCCTGGCTTCTCAGCCAGCACCTTGACCTCAGCCGGCAAAACTTCTGGCCCAGTACCGGTTTGGTCTTGAGCCACAACCTGATTCGGTAGTGGCTCAATGCGAATCTTGACTGGCGCGGGCGAGTCACCGGTCATGTCCGGTGGTAGTTGCTCTGCCATGGGACTATCCTTCCGGGAACCGTTGTGCGATAATGGTGTTCTTGAGGTGCTGTTGAGTTTCGGTGAGGTACTTGTCCTCAATGCGAATCAGCACTGCCTGAGCGAGCTTGTCACCGCGCTCGCTGTTACGGGCCACCAGCGCAATGCTGCTCGGATCACCTAGCACTGCAAGGCGTTCGATGTGGGCCTCATGTACCATGCCGTCGTCGTTCTTGATCAGCTCGTGCAACTTCCAGATGTCGCCTTCACCGTCAGCGCGGTAACGGCTCTGAGAGCCAATCTGATTGAACAGGCAGCCGTGGATTTCCTTAATCATCTTTACGATTGTGGGGTCGCTCATCCAATCGTCCTCTCCTAGTAGTAAATTGAGAAGCCGCGAACCCATAGCTGTGGTGCGTTCGTACCTCATTTTACGGTCTGGCAGCCCGTTCAGCCCACCGTTGATGTACTTTGTAGCTTGCTCTAGGTTTCTGGCGTCTGCTGCTTGGTTCATCGGCCTTTGAACAGTCCAGTACCAGGTCACGGCATGAAAACCGTACTCCGGCTTGGACAGTTCACTAGGGTTCATCACAAAGTAATCTGGAGTAGACACTATGCCTTTGGAGTGTGCCCACTCAGAGAACTTGGTGTAGTTATACCGGCCTGTAACTTGTATGGGGCCACGGCCTTTGAAGCGCTTGCCATCACCCGGCTGCGTGTTGCCCAGGTCTGTACGGCCCTCGTACTGGCTGCCGTCGGCAATCTCTTCCATGTACTTCAGGCTCAGTGACTCGTGTCCAACCTGTGTGCACCACATAGCAATTCGTGCTTCAGTGGTACACTCACAGTCACGCAGCGTGCGGGCAACCAACGGTACGTAGTACGCGTAGTCAACACCGCTCACGTCAAGCATGGCCTCAGACAGCAGGGCCGTGAAGTTGACTCCAGTAGTGCCCTTATGCTCCCTGAACCGACTGAAACCTGTCGTGATGTCAATCTTGCGAGCAATGAAGTCTTCCACACGCTTCCACGTAGTAGAGCCAACAGGCCCATACGTGTTGTATCCCATCTGGAAGTGCATGGAATCTTTTGGGCTACGCCAATCGTTGCCCCAGTAGACCATACCCTCGTAGTAGTCCAAAAGCTCTCGGACATATGGGGTTTGGTCACCCTTGATTATGGTGCTACCGTTCCAACCTGCCCGTGGATCTGGCGCTGCGTAGCCGAGTGGGTGGTCACTCCAGTTGTAATCAAAGGCAGTGCCTCCCAAGTGGTTGCTGGTTGGCACACTGTTTGTACCGGTCCATCCGCCCTCGTCCGTGCCGCCACGGCTGTTGTAGACGCTCTCGACATACCAGTTGAGATCAGCCGCAAAGGCTTTCAGGATCAAGGACGGTTGGCCTTTTTGAAGTGGAATGACTACGTCCGTGCCGGGAATCGGCTTGCGATCCAAGTCATTTGGCCCACAATCGGGCCAACCGTTTTCCGTGATCATGTTTAGCCCTCTGGCAGCTCGATGTATGCGGAAGTGATAGCGACAGTAGAGCCGAGCGTGATACTCGTGGTGTTGAGGATCAGGTCAGCATCAGTAGTGCCTACTGTCCCTTGAGCCTTCACCGTGTCGCCGGCTGAATTCAGGATACGGAAGAACGTTGCCGTACCTGTGGCATCAGCCGAGGAATCCGCTGTGATAGTACCGAATACAGCCCGCGCTGCGCTGCCAGTGTCGGAGTAGCTGGCGAAAGGCGATGAAGCACATGTCAGTTCAGCCAGCTGAGTGTTACTGGACAGTGCTGCATCCGCATTGCTCGGCACCGTGCCGCTGTACAACCGGATTTTGGGTGAAGCGCCTAGGGCCTCAGCCAAACCCGTAGAGTTGAGCATCCCGGCCACCACGGCCTGGGTGAGAAAGAACTGTTTTGCCATGCTACTCAGCCACCACCCGAATCGTTGCCTGTGCCGGGCCACCAATGTTCTGAGGCTCCCAGCGGTGAAGGATCCACGCCTCTGCGCGCCATGCCTCTTCCTCCAGGCCAGCAGCCCGTAGGACCTCTACGGCATTGACGGCTTCGTGGACCGTCTTGTCCTCCCAACCGGGATACAGCTCAGGGTGAGCCGCAACGAAAGCATCAGCAAGGTCTCTTGCCTGCTCCAGATTGCGGCCTGGCCCGGGAGATGCAGCGTCCCGGATTGCCTCCAATTGGCTATCCATTAGTGTTCCTTTCTAACTCAGCACCACTGCGATGCTGCCCCAGTTGTTGTTCACGTAGTGCGTGAACGTTGTTGATACGTCAGAAATGCTAAGGGCCAGTGTCACTAGGTTGCCGCTAGACGTATCCAATAGTGTAGCACCACCATCAATTTGCCCGAATGTTCCATTGAAGGCAAAGCACTGCACGATCAACTGGTTTGCCCCACAGGTGACCGATTGTGCTGCGTTAGTAGAGTTTCCGTTTGTGCCGGAAGTCGTACCGGCAGAGGCCACTCCCTTAACAGAGATGCCACCGGCGATATACCAACCAGAGTTACTTGCTAGTGTTACTTGGATTGTGGGGTTAGCCGACGGCACGTTTGTATATCTATACAGCTGCACTCGCGCGTTGGCCCCGGCACCAGTCCACAGCTGAGTGCCAAGCAGTGTCATGTTGTTGCCAGCACATGTGACTGTGATGCTCTGGTCCGTGCCACGGTCCACGCAGAGGCCAACGATGATGTCATCACCTGCATCCGCTAACACTGTGAAGCTGGCACTAGAGTTTCCAAGTGACGGGGACGTCATCTCCCCGTAGTTGTTGTACTTTGGCCCCTGTATTGCTATGGGACTCAGACGCAAAGCCTGTGCAGCCCAGTTCGTAGTGCTCGGCAGTGTTCCACCAAAGGTAGTGTTCGCGTTGGCATCTCGCACCATCATTGCGAAACTGGAGCCTGTTTTCCAGAAGCGCTCTGTGCTACCGCTATTGACGCTGCTGAAGGTGGAGCCACCGCCGTTGCACAGGCTCCAGCTGACCATGCCACTGGGCGGGCACGTAACTGACTGTGCTACAGTAGCGCTCGCACGCCCAGAAGTAGAAATAATGGGATGCAGGGCTTGCGCGTCCTTGTAAGACACAGCTGTTGCCACTGCCCAGCGAGAGCCACTAAGGGCCACCGAGATACTGTGTGAACCATTGGATGTAGACTTGCCAACGTAGCAGCATAGGAACGCATTGCTGCTCTGTGTGCTGCTGAGCCGCTGAATTGACATGCGCCGCAATGGGTTACCGTCAATGGTTACCGCACCGATAGTGGCACTGCGGTCACAGGCAAACCAGACAACAACGTCTTCCCCAGCAGACGACGGGGTGATGGTGAACGCAAGAGGGTTGGCCGTAACCACATTGGTGCCTGCACTGGCTGCGGCAAACGTTACCTCGTTGGCTACGATAGCCGTTGACACAAAGCTGGTGGCACGCACTTGCGGAGTAAGTGAGCCTTCCTGTGCCACACCACCACTGAATGAGGCCTTGTGCAACTTTGTCTGTGCACCAAGCGAACCCTCTGGAGCCATCCAGCCCGATAGAGAGGCAACTGCTTTCTTCGCAGAAGACTCCAGTTCACCATCATAAGGCTGTTCTCCGGCAAAGCCAGCTACCAATGGGGCCAATTGTGCTGCAACACTACCTTGCTGCCGCACTTCGCCCTGTGCCACCATGCCCGCCACGATCAGGCGCACTTCCATTGCTGCCTCAGCCCGAACTTCAGCTGTTGCACCAAAGTACGCACGCCCAAGAGCGGACTCCAGGTTGCCTTCAGGCTGCAGAGCACCAGCGAAGGTGGCTTCAGCAGGTTGCGCTTCTGATTCGATAGTGGCAGTAAAGGGTTGGTTGCCTACCATATCCGCTGTGGCTGGCAATACCTGTGACTCTAGGTCTCCCTCGTGTGGCTGCTCGGCCGAAAGAGATGCTGACGCCGGTTTGAGCTCTGCCTCTACGGCAGAGAAGTTTTCGGCCCACCAACCAACGGTCATAGGTCAATCTCCAATGGCAGAGCAATAGAGCTCCAACGATTTGTGCCGCTGGAGGTAGCTGTGATCGTGCCTGTGCTGCGAGTTGTGCTGATGCAGATCATGGGATAGGTGCCAGCACCCTTCTTGCGGTTCTTGGCCCCAGTAATGGTGTTAGGAATGTAGATTGGGCCACCGCCCGCGCCTGCGGCAAACACCTGGAGAATCTGCTCGTTCTCTCCTACTGTCACATCTTGGGTCTGTGTGGTGCCAACCCCGTAGTTAGTCATAGGAGTACCGACTTCAGTCACGCCCTCGAAGGCTAGGCAAAAGCAGGTATGCCAGCCACCAGAACCATTGAAACGCACTGTTTCTGCTTCTCCAGTGCCAGCACCGGCCGCACGATAAATAGCTTGTCCACCATAGCCGGCAGTATTATTGTTCAGTACAGGGCCTGCTACCAGCTCCATATCTTCACCGGCATACTCTGCCAGAGTGACACTACCAGTCCGGTCCCAGCAAAGGCACATGTACACGTCAGCTCCCTCAGGGGCAGCGAATGTGCCAGTGCCAATGCCATTGCTGTACATCAGGTTTGAAATGCCAGCCCAGCCAAGATTGATAGGAGCTGGTGCTCCGACGTACGGGTCTGTTGGCACCGTACAAGCCACGTACGGTACAGGGTCCATGCTGCCAGGGTCTACCATCGACGCGATTTCGGCGAAAACCTTAGTGAATATAGGCACACCAGGAAGATCAGGTTCTGTAGTCTGTGAGTTCTCAAAGCCAGCTATGACAGTGCCGGTAGAGCGGTTGTACATCGAAAAGCACTCATAGCCAGTCCAACTACCCGGGTGACTGTTGAAATCACCAACGTCATATGTCCCTAAGCCGTATCCACATTCCGGTGGCGCTGATCCACCCAAAGGAATAGGGCAGAACACGCTTTCCCACAACTCAGTGGTTTGCTCGCTCAGGATTGCATAGTCTCGCATATGCTTTGCCCACTCAAGCATGTCAGAGATGTTGGAAACGATGGCCCCGGCAGCACCGGCAAAGCTTGGGTGAACGCCAGTGGTGTTCTGTGTACGGCCACCTGTGAGGCCACCGTGACCAGCTGCGTACGGGGATGGCATGCTTGCCGTAGTAGGCCAACTTGTTTCAGTCAACCCAAGTGGCTGAATGATGTCTTCTAGCACCACATTACGAATCGGCCTGCCCCGAATGGCTCTCACGATCAACCCGAGTAGCAGGTAGTTGCCGTTGGTGTAAAAGAACTGTGTCCCAGGCTCAAACATTGGAGTGCCGCCACGAATAATGTTGAGACGCGTAGCCTCACTAACAGCATTGCCAGGGAACAACAGCAGGTTGAGCAGAAGGCCCCAGTCCGCCTGCTCATTCGCAATGCCAGAGCGCATCATTAGCATATGCCGCACTGTGATCTTGTTTGCATTAGGGACTGTACTCAATACGTACTCATCCGTATCGAAATCGGCCAGCTTATCTTCCAGGGACAGTAAGCCATCTTCAATGCACTTGAGTACTGCTGTTGCAGTGAAAGTCTTTGTAAGACTACCGATTCTGAAGTGGTCATCCAATGTCAATGCCCGGCCACCATAAGTGGCCAAGCCGTAGGCCTTACGGTACCAGCCCAAATCAGACTCTACGGCAATGGCTATTCCAGGCCCCATTCCCTTAGACAGGCAGTCTTCGCATAACGCATCTATATTGTTGCGAATTTCAAGTGGCAATGGGTCCATGCCAGGCACATACACGTTAGTTTCCACTGAGATTGGATCTGACAGTTCACTTTCCAGGCCTGCGCCGTCAATGTTGGTAGCCGCAATGTAGTGCTCTGTGGCGCTAGGCAAACCCGTAAAGGTGTGGCTCCCATTCAGTGGCAAGACATTAGGGTTGCCTTTGGTCCACTCCTCAAGATCAGTGGAGATGTAGAAGTTACGCCCGGCCAATGCCATTAGTCCGTACCTCCCTCTGCCTCAACGGTAATGAAGCTCGAGCCCTTTTCGACTACGCTGATGAGAGTAGGCGGAGTAGGTGGCTGGTTGTCTTCCTCGGACGCTTCGTCATCCAAGGTATCTTGCCTAAACCGTAGCCACACAGCAGCTCCGGCACCCTTACCACCACTTTGAAACAGCGCGAAGTTGCCCCCGTTGCCAGCGCCACCGGGGTAAGCCCCATTGCCGCCAAACACCTTCTGTTGCCCACCGGCTTTGCATTTCATGCCCTTGTACTCGTAGGTACCAGGACTCTTACCAACACTAGCCAAACCGAATCGAAGGTCAACGCCACCGGCACAACCAGGCACCGTAACTGTTGCTGTCGGGATGGAAATGGTGGTCTCAGTACCAGGTTTGCCAAACGGGTCAAGTAGTGAACCACCGTCACCGCCACGGCCTAGCTTCTCGATGTTGACGATTACTCCACTGCCGCTGAAATCTACACCTCTGTGCCAAGTTCCAGCAACAAATGGGCCTGCCTCACCGCTTTCGCCATAGAAGCCACCCGTTGCACCAGCGCGGCCTCCACCCGCAGCTGGCACAATCACATAATCAATGTGCTGCACCCAGTCTGGCACAATGCGCGTGCCTTCTTCTGTAACATACAGATCAAGTGGATCGTGGTGTCCGGAGTAGTCACCCAAATCAATCGCGAACTCTCCGTAGGGGATTGTGTGGACCGGGGTGAACGAGCCCTTTGCCAGGGTGCTAGCCGGCGCGTTTGGCGTAGTCTCACTACGGGTAAACGCAAAAGCCTCGATGGTGGCTGCCGTGTCAACTGGTGTGTAGCTACCTTCCTGGTCAGCCAAAAGGTACAGCGTGCCACCCACGGGCACCCACTGCACGAAGTACTCTTCGCCGGCAACCTGCGCAGGGCGGTTGGCCGGTTCAATCTCATAGTGCATGTACTTGGGTGAGCTTGATGTTGCCGTAGGGTCGATCTGCCCAACAATGTTGGGGGAATGGTGGACTAGGGTTTTGGAGCCATCCTCTTCCACTCTCCACAGGTTGATGTACAACTCAGTGATGCCTGAGCCAGGATAACCAATCCAGCGAATAACACCCAGCGGCTGAGACACTTCCACGCGGTCACTGATTACAGCTGTATTGCTTTGTGTTGCAGCGAAGTACACCGCGCTGGTGTTGCCGGTGACCTTGTCCAGGTTCCTGTTCGACCGGCTTGTTTTCAGCAGGCCACTAAGAATCGAAGTGTTGTTACGGATTCCCAGGACCTCCCAGGCGTTCTGGCCTTGGCTTGCACGCTGGCTCACCAAGTTCAACACGTTGATGATGTCTGCCAAACCAGCACCGACGCCGTCCACTACGCCAACAGCGCCACCAACAATGGCATTGGCGAACGCCTCCAAGGCTTCCAGCAGGGTTCCAGGGCCACCCCAGCCGAGAATATTCACCTGTGGAATATTGAGTAGGGCTTCTACAAGATCGGCAATCTCCACCAGGAAAGCGCTAGATCCAGTAAGGGCGTTGAAGACTGAGTCCTTCAGCAAGTGCCAACGGCCGAGAAGGTCTTGCAGCTCTTCGAGCAGGCCTTCAACCCACTCAGGGAGAATCTTGTTGCGTAAAAAGCCCTTTACGTCGTCGTACCGTATCAACCCGGCTGTGGCACTACTATCAATGTACAAACGAGGCCGAACCATGTCAACGTCTGCGTTAGGAACTTCATACGTACCAGTGATTTCCGTCCAACCACCAGTTTCGCTGAATGGAGCGAACTTGGCCACCTCGTGGTAGCCGGTTTCGGTGTATACCGGAGCACCGAATTCGTCTGTACCAGTACGCTTGTACAACGCCAGGTGCAACTGAATTGGTTCACCTGTACCTTCAAAGTCCTGCCACTGTACCTGGGCTGTCATTTCCAGACGTTGCCGGGGGTGAACAGGAGTCTCAATGCCCCGCAAGGCTTTCGGGCTGCCGTCAGCAGTGGTGCGCACACTGCCAGTGCCATCTGCGCTCTTGGTAATGCCAGTGTCCAGGTGCCAGATATTTTGTCCCTCAACCGATTCTGGAGGGAATGCCCCTAAGACCCACACGTTTTGCGGCGTATCAATTAGTGTTGATATGGGTACGCCACCGAACAGATGTGACGGTATGAGACCAATCAGCTTGGCTGCGTTGATTGGAATCTGCTTGATGAAGTCAATCAGGCCGTCGATCAGGTTGACATCAATACCACCGCTACGCTGTACGGTGATGTCGTCAACCCACACTTGGCCGGTGTTGATGCTAGTGCCTACCCACGCAGCGATTCTGAAGCCATCAACGTTGTTCGGAACGACAATGTCTTCTGATGTGACAGTAACAAATCCACCAGTAGTACCGTGGCCGGCTGGTATGCTGACATGGCTAGTGCTAACTTCAGTTTCACCATTGAACCAAACCAGCTGCAGCTGTATATCGTTGGAAGCCAACGGAATACCAAGCCAGCGGAGCTTGCCGCCAATGACGAACTTGGTGCCTGGGGTGGCTTTGTAGATCGTCTGTGTCCATACTCGTTTCGCGATGCCATTACCGATGGTGGTAAGGCTGCCCGGTGCTGTGCCGGTGGCGTTGACAGTGCCGTCGAATGTCCAGCCTGTTGTTGCACTGCCACCCACGCTCCACACTGTCGTGTCCGCGCTGGCGGCGGGTGCAACGTTATCGCCTAGAGAGCGAATCTGACTACCACTGATGAAGCCGAGGAAGGTGCTGCCACCGTTGACGATTGCAGTGAGGGCGTTGATAAACGGCACGCCAAGGTTAGCCAGTAGCTGCAGTACGGGTTTGAGCAACTCAAGGTTGCCAATGCCACCGATGAAGTCTACCAGTGCATCCCACAACTCACCGATACCGCTGGTGCTGGTCCACTCCAAAAGGCCAAACGCTCCGAGCAGCTCACCGATTGCGTCAAAGAAGCCTTCAAAGCTAGTGCCTAGTCCCTCTATGGCATCCCGGAAGTTAGTGACTGCCTCAATGAAGTCTTCTGACAGCCCAAAGTCCTCTGCCCACAGCAGGATTGAATCGAATATCACGTCCGTAAACTGAGGCAACGGAATGATATACGTAGTGAGCATGTGGGTTGCTGCCTCAACGAGGTTCAGCGGGAACGGCGTGTCGGGGTTGATGCCAAAGAACGCCCCGATGCCCTGAATGACGTACTTGATGTCTCCCAACTCAATACCGGTCGGCTCACCACCGGCAAAGAGGATGAACAGGTCTCCCCAGATACCTTGTAGCTGCTCTAGGGCATTCATGTTGGCCTGTGTTACACCGGCCTCAAGCTTCTGGGTGTAAGAGCTTAGCGTGTCTACGCTTTGGTTCAGCCACGCAATATTCTTTACAAAGTCTTTGTTAGCGTAGCTGATTTTCTGAGAGTCAATCTCTCGCAGGGCTTTAGAAGCGGCTGACCCTGTGCCACCGCTGCCGATACCGGCCATACCGCCCGTCAAAAAGCTTGCCACTTATGGCTCCACGTACTCAATCGGGTCGTAGTTGAACGCACCCTCTGCCATGACACCTAGCTGGACTACGCCTTTCTGCTCATCCCATGTGTGGCTCAACACCTTGTGCTTCACGTTGATGTCCCCTGCCCACGGCACCGGCCCCTGAATCCGAATGATATCTCCCACATCAAAACTGCCGTGCGGCGCGTTTGGGTGATAGGGATCAATCACTAGGCTTTGGAACTGTGCTGCGGGGTACTGCCTGCGGCTTAGTTTACGCTTCGCCCACGCGGCCGCACGCTCATTCGAGTTAATGCTGAGGTCAACCTCATCCATCACACGCCGGTAGCGGTCTGGGTCTGCGTTGGATAGCGTAGAGCTGTATACCTTCCCAGGAAAGTAGCCGTTGATCGTGATGTCTGAAAACCACTCTACCTGTGTCTCTTGCTTTGGCGTAGCGGCTATAACGTTTTCACCCATGCGGAAGATCAAGCTTGCCTGGTCTACGCCACCGGAAGGGTATGCAAGCCTAATGAACTTCTCAATCGGGGCCTGCCCACCCTCCCAGGTAGTGGCCTCCCAGTAGTCGAACGGAATGTCACGGGCCAGCCTGTTGATGTATTCCCCACAGTCGTTACGATCTACTGCCCGTATGAAAATCGCGAAGAAATCTTGTACGAACTCTTCGTTTTCGAAGCTGAAGCCGGGCAGCATTTGCGTGCCTGACAAAGCAGGCATTGTCCCGTTCTTGTTGGTGACCTTAACCCCTAGGTTCCCATTGGCATACGACTGAATGTGAGTCCATATTCTGGTCACAATCTCGAAGGGGTCCACTGCGATTGGGTTCCAATTCTGCAGCCACGGAATACCCTTGGGGTAGTTGGCAAACCCCTCAGCTCTGAGGCTCAGAATTCCGGTCTGCGGGTCAACATCACTGGGTTGCACCAGCGCTGAGGCCCATATCTTCTCGTTGCCAGAAAGGTCCTCCTTCAGCGCATGAATCCAGTGGCCCCATGGCTTGAACTGTATTGGCCCTTGGCTATTGGGGAGCTGTACGCTCGGGTCTTTGGGGTGGACCTTAAACTCAATGCCGCACGGGCCAGACAGCATACGAGTCACTATGGGTTCCATGGGTACAACGTCACGAGCAATGATATTGCCGTGAATGTCCTCCACCATGAAGTGGAACCGGTCGTAGTAACTCATCGCCTCACTCCAGGATTTGGTATGCGTCGTGCCACAGCAAGACCATTGAGGTGTTTTCGTTAGTGTCGGTAGCGTTCCATGAAATCTCCTTGGCCTCATGGTCATTGAAGCGTACGTGTTCCAGATATGGGTCTTCGCCGATCAAGTACGCCGCCACGCTATTGCCCGCGCTGGTCACTGCACGACGAGACCATGGATAGCTGCTGATTTCGACAATCTCACCCTCTGGAATATCGTAGTCTAGCTCCAGCTGATGGTATCCAAAGTTGATGATAGGGTGCTTGGCCGGTCCTTGGATCAAGAACCGCACCCAGCTCGGAGCATTGCCACGAGTAAGCGTTAGAGTCTCAGGCTCATTCAGCTCAAAGCGGTGGTACCACTCAGTCTCACTGTAAGCAAACGTATCCAGCCGGCGAAACTCTGCCTGGCACTGATAGTATAGGGAGTCTACGACCCTCTGCAGCTGATAGGCCAGCTTGCCTGGACGGCCAAAGAACATACGCGTAATGCCATCTGAGCCACAGAAGTAAAGTGGCTTGGTGGCACCCCACTCCAACATGACGTCCTCGGCCCTCCACTCCCGTTGGAGGTCACCAAGTCCAGGGTCATTGTCGAAGTTCAGGACCACTGGATCCTTTAGCAGTGCAGAAACATTGGCCATCTGACGATTCTTACGGAAGTTGATGGTCAACTGCACCGGCGCGGGCTTCAGCGTATCCTGGCCAAACCGAATAAAGTTGCTAGCCTGAGCCTGTGAGTCCTGTACGTTTACATCGTAATTGCCAATGTCAAAGCGCTCGATGCTGTACATGGTGTAGTAACCCATAACCAGATTACCAATTTGGAACTGGCCCGGCTCCAGGTTCTTAGATGGCATAACCGAACGCCCCTTGTCCAGATGCTCGAATGGTGAACATCATGTCATCCATCGTGTCTCGTGGGTCTTGCCCAGGCCCTTGGTACACAGTGTTGTTGTTGATCACGGTTGGCCGGTCATTGTAACCCCTAGCACCCAATTGCCTACCAAGCGTATTGAATTCAGTCTTGTTCTGTGGGTTGTCGCTGCTGTACGCCTGAACCTTGCCGCTAACCTCATCCAGTAGGTACCGTACGTCACTGGAGCCAGTGAGGCCGGTCCAACTCTGGATGAAACGGCCAACATACTTGGTAGCTATGCCATAGGCTTCTTGGCCAATGTCAATGGCTGTGTTCACTGCTGCAAGGCCCTGAGCAATGATGCCAGTGATAGCACTTGCTGCGGCCAAGCCTCCCTGGGCCGCGCTGCCGCCCCCAGTAGGATCAGCTCCACCCATTGCAGCGATTTGCGCTGCAAAACCGGTAATGTTACTAGCGGTTTGGAAGCCCTTTTGGAACAGGGTAATCCATTCCTGTGCGTTATCGATTAGGCGGTTAACGTCTTTCGTGTTTTCGATGCCCCGCACGAAGGTGTTCGCCATATCCTGTGTGGCTGCAACAACCTTCAGGCCCTGGTCAACCACACCGAAAATATCTGTGGCAATAGAAGAAATGCCACTGGCAATCGTCTGTGCCTGGTCCAGAGCCGATGGGCCTTCTTGCAGGCCAAACTGGTTCTGCAACTGGGACTTGTAGCCTCCCAGAGCTTCCGATAGGGCCTTAGACTCAGGCGTACCCAGCTTGTCTTGATCAGCAATCAAGCCGTCCAGGTGCTGCAGCACGGGAACCACTGTGTCGCTAGTCAACTGGGACTGGTTGCGCATTGCGTCACGCAAGACCGGGTCTGTCTCTACAAGATCAGCAAGCTTGCCGGGCATGCTAGGCAGGCCGTTTGTGTTGCCCCAGATGCCCCGCAAGGCCGCTGCGGATTGCCCTGTGAGGGTCACAGGCGTGCCCTGCTGGCCCGTGTCACGGGCGAACGCTGGCGGGATGGACCCTGGTGCTGCGGCCTGCGCGAAAGCGTCCAACATCTCATTTCGGACTGCCACATGCACGTGATTACGGTGCTCTGACAGCGTTCCGGCGCTGTACTGGTGTGGCTTGCCTTGGAAGAGATTGACGCCACCCTGATCATCACTGTAGATCAGCTCTTGGATATAGGGTGCGAATGTGTCCCTAACGTACTCGGCAAACTTGCGCTTGTTCTCCGTTGGGACCTGTACGCCCGGTATGGCAAAGTCCCCAGCCTCACCAGACAGATGCCAGCTCTTGCCGCTGGCTGTCATAGCGTTGCTACGTTTCCCTGATGTCAGCTTCAAGCCGAACTGGCTTGCAATCTGCTCAAGGTAACCCAATGCGCTGTTAGTGTTTTGAGAACCACCAGCCGGCAGTCCAGGTGGCGGCGTGATGTCACCGCTTTGCTTACTGACAGTAGCGGTTTGGCTTGCATACTGCCAAGCACCATTGCCAACCATGCGTTCGGCAATGTCTGCCTTGGCTTTAATCGGGCCACCAGGAGTGATCACATCCACCATGCCACCCTTGGCGGCCGGGGGCGTGGCTGCCTTAGTGGCAGTAGTGGTTTGCGGAGTAACTGTCGGCGTGCTGCCGATGGCATCAAGGAAAGGCTTGGCTCCCTTGAGCGCTGCATCAAGGTGGCCCTTAGCTGCATTCTCCGGATGCCAAGGCCCACCAATGCTAACCTGTGTGCCCAGTTGGCTACCAGCAGTAAAGTTTTCAGGTGTTAGGCCGCGCTGGCGGGCGAGACGGAAGTAGTTGTCTACGTTCTGGGCAGCATCGTACATGTTGCCACCACCGGCACTTTGCCAAGTGGGCTTATCGAACTGGAAGATGCCTTCCCAGCCAGCGGGGTTGGAAGCCGTAGGGGACAAATGGCTTTCGCCATACGCCTGCACCACAAAATCGCGGGCCTGCTCTGGCGTATACCCTTCTGACAGAGCCTTGTTGTAGATGTAGTTGGCAATGTCTTGCTGAGAGGGGTTGGGTCCCAGCTTCCCTGGTGCTCCACCACGTCTGCCTGCCCCAGCCATGCGGCTGCCGCTACCAGTAGCGCCACCGCTACCACGGGCACCACCGGCCCACACGGAACCGCCTGGATTCCAAGGCCCTAGAGCGCTACCACCCTGCTTGGCTGTAGTGTCCTTGATATAGCTCTTGGGGAACAGCCTGCCACCCGACATGTCGTTGGCAAACTTAGCAACGCTAAAGGCAATGTCTGAGATCTGGTTACCGAACTCAAGCAGGTGCTTGCCAATGTCCGAGAACGCTTGCAAGTCACGTAAAAGGCCCTCAATCTGAGTGTTCAAGGGCGTTGCGCCCCTAGCACTTAGACCGTCTGCAGCTGCACCAGCCACTTCACTGGTAACGCCTGCAGCAGTAGCCTTTTCGCTTGCTATGCCCTTGGCCCAGTCTGACGTAAACGTCTTGCCACGGAACAGTGTCCAGCCCTTGCCGGACAAAGGGCCGTACTTTGCTGGCGAATTGCCTAGGTAGTCACCGGCAAGACCGGCCAGCTCAAGCAGTGCCTGCCGCACCTCAGGCGTGCCTTCAATCAAGCCCTCTGCGAATGCAACGCTAAGATTCTGGCCCTGTGCCTGGGCACGCTTAACCAGCTCGTCCAGCTGGGAGGCAATTTCTGGATTGTCCTTAAGGGCCTTGTCCAAGGCTTCCTTGTTGGACGCCAAATCCAAGAACTTCTTACGGAATTCAGGGTCGTTCTGTATCTGGTTTTGCAGGGCCTCGTAGTCTGGTGCACCAAGTAGTCCCCCTAGGCTTTCCGGTGCTACAGTTTTGCCGGCTGGAGGCTTCTCCGGAATCGGGCCACTGAGCTCTGGTGTGGGCGGCTTGGGGGTATTGTCCGGTGCAGCAACAGTACCCGTTTCGGGGTGGGGTGGACCCTGTAGCGCCGGGGCTGGGTTAGTCTCGTCACCGGCATTGGTTCCCGGTGTATCCAAAATCGTAGGAACATGCAGCTTTCCATCAGGCCCAACTATCTTCGCGAGAATGTCCTGCGTGGTAGTGAGCAGGTCCAGTTCGCTTTGGATCTTGGCCGGGTCACCGTCCCAGATGGACTCGATAGCGTCCCTTGGGTTTTGAGCCTTGAGAGACTCCAGGATTGCGTCTTTGGGCAGATATGCATCGATGATTCGTTGGGCCACATCAGGGCTGATGCCAGCCTGACGCTGCAGCAAATCCTGTAGGCCCTGTACGGTTCTCGCGTAGGCCTCGTCGGGGTCAGCCTCACCCTGAACGACAAGCTGCACCATCTCACGACGAATCTTCTCGATATTCTCGAGGAGTGCTCGGCCGTTCTTGGTGTTGAGGTTTAGTGTTCCATCCATATTGGCCAGTGCATCACCGGTGGTGTCTGCAAGGTCAATGATGTTGGACATGTACGAGGTCATTTGTTCAAATGCCTCGTTGTAGGAACTCAACGCATCTCCCCCGGGGAGCAGGCCCAGGCCCTGCAGCGCGTCAATTAGGCTGTTAGCCCTGTCGGCTGCGCTTTGCGTCGAATCCTTTAGGTTGTCTATGGCATCCGCGTAGTTCTTGATCTGACGGCCACCGTTGACAAACTGTTCGCGAATACGCGTTAGCGTATCAATGAGTTCCTGCGTGCCACCCTTCTCTTCGACCTCTTCGAGGAACTCTTTGAACTGGGCATTGGTGCCCATGAGTGCGGCCTCAGCAGATTTGGCCTTAATCTCTAACTTCTCAAGGGCTTCCTTGAGCGTGACGAACTTTGGAGTCAGACGGTCAGTCGAATCTCCTAGGTCCTTATTGGCATTGGCGGCAGCCCGCGCCTCAGCTGCCCATTTCTCCACCGTGCTCCACGCCTGGTCCATGGCGCGGTTCATCTTGCCTACATTGGCATCTCGTACCTCTCGGATACCAGAGCCAAGGTCATGCATAGCGTCTGCGAAATCACGAGCGTTCTTCGCAACGCCGTCGGCCCCGAACGTATCGGCGATGGCAGCAAAGGCCTGTGAGACCCAACCTGTTAGGTCACCTATGATTTCCGTGATCTTCACCACGGCATCCGACACCACGGTGACAATGCCGGTAAACACTTTGCCAGTGGCAATGCCCACCTTTGCCATTACCTCAAAGAAGGTAATGACGCCACCCTGATGTTCTTTTACCTTCTTACCTAAGGCATCTACGGCCTGTGTGACCTTTTGAATGGCAGTGGCGATAACGCCAGCGTCTCCTGCGTCTTTCTTACCAAACAGGGGAGCGAGAAGGTTTGCACCCAAACGGGATACAGCAGCGCCAAGGTTACGCCAGCTGCCACCGATGGTGTTGCCCATGGCCTTTGCTGCGCCACCGGTCTTGCTCATGGCGTTGATGAAGCGGTCAAAGCTGACCTCTCCATTCGACACCATTTCCTGTGCCTTGGTTTGGGTTACGTCGTACTCTTCAGCCAGCAACTTAAGCACAGGCACCTGACGAGACACAAGCAGCTGCATCACGTCACCAGTCAACTTGCCCTGGATAGCTGCCTGGCTGAAAGCACTACCAAGGTCTTGCATTCCAACACCAGCAAGGGACGCCGTGTTGGCCGTGGCGCTTAGGTACTTGTTGAGATCATCGCCAACCCTGATGCCTGCGTTAATTGCATCGGCTGCAGTGTTGAACGCCTCTTCCAGGCCAAAGGCCGTGCCCTCAACAGACTGCAAGGAAGCCTTTGAGATTCGCTCAATGTCCTTGGCCTGAACCCCCATGGCATGCAACTTGGTTGTTGCATCCTCGATAGCCGTTAGGCGTCCAAAGCCTTTGGTGAGGACAAACCCAACACCGGCCACCGCAGCAGTAGCACCGGCAGCAGCAGCAGTGACACGGCCCAGCATAGGCAGTACGCCTGCTATGCCACTGGAGCCTCCACCGCCGACATTGTTAGCGCCACCTTGCGGTTGGTCAACGTCAACGCGCGTAGGCACCACACGTACAGGGGCACGCAGTGTCAGTGGCGTAAGCCGTTGCTGCTCTACAACCCTCTCAAATGCCCGGCGATCCAGCTCCAAGCTGCTTGGAGCCAATTGAATAGGGGCTCTAAGAGTCAGCCGGCGAAATTGCTGTTGCTCAAGAGAATTCTCAAGCGCACGCCGATCTAGGCGAACCTCTGTTGGCGATACTGTGACAGAGGTTTTGACGTTCGCCTTACCGGCCTGCTTTTGCAGGTTCGCTACAGCTTTAGTGGCCCTAGTGGTTTCGTTCTCAACCCTGGTGCCAAGGCCCTCAGCAGGGTTGGGAATGACCTTCTGCCCCAGCCGATCGATCATTCGACCAAACTGGGACACAACGCCACCGGCGCGGTCTACGTCCGACGCAGCGTTTTGCGCGCTCCGGCCTACGTCGGACAGCGTAGCCTGTAGGCCCTCAATGTCTTTGACAGCGCTGCGAACGTTACTCGACTCGTAAGTGATACGGACTTTACCAGTTACGGTACCGAGATTGGCGGCTCCACCGCCTGCCGGGCTGGTCATCCGTTGAACTTACTGAGGTCGATCTTATGCCCCTCGGCACTGAGAACCTTAGGAGCACTAACGTCTCGCAAATTGCGTTTGCCCGCGCCAGCGGCATTGGGTGCTACAGGTGGAGGTGCATACGCGCTCGAAACATCTAGGCCCATAAGCTTGTTGAACGCCACGTGTCGAGCTTGCAATGCGAAACCGTCTGTGCCTTTACGGTTTTTCATCTGCATCCGCACTGTCATCTCTGCTTCCTCCACGCGACGGTCAACGAATGTGGCCCAGTTCCTTAGGGCACGGTCAAAGTAGAAGGCTGCCAGCGGCCATGAGATGCCCCATAGCTCACTGGGTCTCACCCCCATGTCCTTCGCCTCGTGCCATATCTTGTAGCACTGCAGCTTGTTCTTCGCGAAACGGTTCGATCATCCCCAAAGGCTTGTTCAGCTCTTGGAAGAAGGCCATCCTGTCTGCGAAATCGACATAGCCAGAGTACACTTCCCCGTCTTTGAGAGGTGGGATGGGCCTCTTGAAGTGCTCCAGCTGTTCTGCCATGTCAAGCTCATAGCCGAACTTGGTTGTCTTTCTACCCGTTTCAGCGCTGTCCTTGTCCTCAACCAACACGACACCATCGTGAATAATCTTGGGCTTGATCGACGCTGCTTGCATCAGACGGCCCGTAACCTCTAGAAAGCGACGGCGTTTCTCAGGGTCACGCAAGGCCTGCCAGATGTTGTCCTCCACCTTGGCTTGCACCTCTACAGGATTGCCGCTGGCGTCGATGTCTGCCGGAAAGAGCTTGCGGGTGAAGAAGTCCAGTTCCTCAACCAGATCGTGTTCGATCAGGTCAAGTGTGTCTAGGTGCTTCACCAGCGCCACTTGCCCCGACGGGCAATCGACAACGAACTTGACGACCCGCTTAGGCTTCCAGGCTTTTTCGTTAACCGCAAAGAGGTCTTTGACTGCGGCCTTTACGGCCTCATCAACATCTTGCGGTGCTTGGTCGCCGGCTGCAGATGCCAAAAGAGCAGCAGGAGTAGGGGTTTCCCCCACTGAAACCTCCTGTGTCCCAACAGGTTCCTTCGTGATGGTATCAGTGGGGTCTACACCAGGGTAGGACATTGGTCTTCCTTTCTCGGAATGTCTTGTCTTGCTAGAGGGTAGGGCTTAGTCCCCGCCGCCTGGTTCTGCCGGGGTGCTGAATGCCACCGGGGTGCCGTAGTTGCCCACATCTGTGCCAACAACGCCAGTCACACGGATGAGGTAATCCGTATCAGCCGTAAGCGTAAGAGACGCTTCATTGGCTGTGACTTCAGTGGCAGCACCCCAGGTAACCCCGTCGTCGGTGGACAGCTGGTAGGAGTACTTGGTGTACCCGGTAACCGGTTCCCAAATTGCCTTGCCAGTGGTGGGCGAAAGAACAACCACCACAACGTTCTTCGGCGGCAGGATGGGCAAGGGCTCAGGCTCCAGGGAAAGGAACGTCTGGCTCTCATGCTGCACAAAGTCGTACAGCAGCTTGGTGCCAGGCATAGGAAGACCAATGCCATCAGCGCTAGTGACGAAGAACTGGCCGTCACCGAACGTGCCGGACACATCACCGTTGCACTTGGCGCGGTACACGATACCGACGGTGTCGCCGCCGTTGTCGTTCATGGCCAAGCCACGCACCTGGAAGTACGGGCGTGCGTCATCGGAGCACTTACGGAGAGTAATGGTCCGGTTCGGGGCCACCCCCTCCTCGATGATCTGTCCACCGGTGAGAATGGCCCATGCCTGCAGGCTGATACCACCGGCCTCGATGGTCCAGTTGACCTGTGCGCCATTGCCGTGGCTGGCCAACAGAACGTCGTCGCCTCGAAGGTCAGTGAAGTCCTCACTGTCGGCGAACGAAAAGGTCTGCGCCGCAGGGAGATCGAAACCTTCTTCAGCGAGCTGGGTGCCCTCACTGTCCATGAAGGGGTACAGCTTCACATCTCGCAGACCAAAGGGGTACTTGGCCTGCGTAGCCAATGCGGAAGTCATTGCTGAATCACCTTTCGTTGCAATTTGATTCGAGCTGTACCCGCTCTGACTTTGTTGGTTTTGCACTGGAGTACTTCTGCGTGTGGTGCAGTTCCCCAGTTTCCGGATCGAAGTAATGGAACACTACAACTCCCGGCTCCCTGTCGGTGCACCAGTGGTCTTTGCAGCGAATCTCAACGTACACCTTGCCGTCGGGATACACCTTTCGAACACCGTGCACTTTGCCCTTGCAACGGTATTCGACCCTGGACACAGCGACAGTCATGTTGTCAGCCTTTGGTTTCCGGCTTGTCCTCAACAAGCTCGAATCGGCCGTCCACACGCAGCAGATACTGCAGCTGTTCATCGCTGAACGAACTCAACGGGATTCGTTTCTTGTTGAGGACGTTCCACTCGAAGTAGTCGTCCGACTTGACACCAGCGGCCTTCCACTCCTTGGGACCCATAATCCGTACGGTGCCAACACCGTTGTACCGCACGTACTTGCCCCGAGGATCAGTGCCCTTGGTCGTCTTGCTGTAGTCGTACGCCGGCTGATTTTCCTGCAACCGTACGGTTGTCGGCAACCCCTGACGAGGGTCATCCGTCTTAGCGGCCTTGTCGTCAGCTTTGGTGCTGAGATCCACGTCAAGTTTGGTCGGCGGGTTGAGCACCGGCTTGTCCTCTGCCACGTCTTCTCCTAAATCGATGGGACTGAGTAGATTTGGTAGCTGGCGTGTCGCGTGATGGTGTTGAAGCCATCATCCACCAGGTCGGGTGACCTGCCGCCAAGTTGCACGAACGACAGCTTGTAACCATCATTCCCTGCAACGTCTCTGAGCCCTCTGAGAACGTCATCCATGCGGTCTAAAACCCTAGTGACCTTATTGAAGTCGTTACTCAGCTCAATTGGGTAGTGTACCCACGCAGTAAGGTTGCGAGGCCCGCGCTCGGGTTCACTACCCCACAGGGGCTTCGCCTCGTCCTCCCAGCGCAAGATAGCGAAAGCCGTACCGTTAGTAGGGCGCTCTTCCTTGGACCAGTTGTGGAACACCGTATTAGAATTGATTCCATAGCCGTTCAGGGTGGCGTCGGCAATGAGAGCGTTGAACAAGGCAGCTCTACTCACGAGGCACCCCCGTATCCCCAAGCTTCCCTAGGCGAGACTCAATGCGTTGCATCAGAATCTTGCCAATATAGTTGATGGTAGGCAACAGGATTGCGTACTTGCCGGACCACCGGGTCTCAAGAAAGATGCCGTAGAACACACTGTGTGCCATGGTCAAATCAAACGCGTTGCCTGCGTCGATTGACCGGGCCTTGGCGTGTAGCCCAGCACGAGCGTTGCCACTACGGTCTGTCCACGGCGCGTTCTTCTTAGCGTAACTAGTGGCTAACGGCTCAGCTCGCTTGAACTCAAAAGCCATGGCACGCTTGACCTTCTGGTCATGCTCTTTCATGGCACGGGCCATCTGGTCAATGCCTGTGATCTGGATCTGAGCGCTACTACGTGCCATATGCCGGGTCCTTACCTACGGCCACTATGGCAGCGCGCTTCTCATACCCGTTGTCAGGCATGATCGTTGTCACTCGGTACACCATTCCGTTGTGAGTCCAGGTGTCCCCGATGGCGATTGCGGCGTTGTATGCGCCGACAAGCTCATAATCCCATTGGTGCAGAAGGGCTCCCTCAGCCGTCCGGAGTCCACCTGATGGTTGCTCAACGGAGAATTGCTGAGGAGGCCTAGGGGTTTGGGCCTCATTGTCGTACACGCCACCACCCTTGTGGGTCTTCTCGTGCGGTACGAGAACGATAGTGTGGCTATCGATCTTGAGGCCAATATTGGTGCCTTTACGGAGTGCATTGAGCAGGCTAGCCTTCATTTCGACCACGGCCTCTCAATGCTTCCGAAAGTGATGTTCTTGTGACGGTTTTGGTTAGCACTGGGATCCAGCGGCTCCATGCCGTCAGGGTTGGTCTGTATCACCGTATCCCAGTAGGCAAGCATTTCCTTAGCCTGCCTATGGATCTGGGACAACGGCTTTGAAAGGTCTAGGTACTCAGCAGTTTCCTGTGTACGCTGATACCAAAAGAACCTCACGACTTGAGCTGGCTTCAAACCCGTAGAGAGCAACTCCTCTACGTACTGGTCTGTCCAGCCATAGCCACCATCATCTTCCGACAGTTTGGCGTCTGTCGGAAGGTGACGGTTGACTAGAGCTACAAGCTCACTCGTTGTCGTTGGCATCCCTTGTATCCTGGAGGTACTGGGCCAGCGTGGACCGCAGCTCTTGCTCGTTGCCACGAGTAGAAAGGTTGTGTTGCTTCAGTTCTGCCTTCAGGTCTTCCACCTTCAGGTTGAGAACGTGCTCGTAGATGTCCTGATCCAGGCTCAACGTAACGCCGTCGTCCTCGTCGTCCTCAGGCTCAGGGGCCTGCCCCTCACGAGGACCACCGGGGCCGAACATCTTACGGTTCGCTGCAACCTCGTGCCCCAGGCACCGGGCCAGCTTGTAGGCCACCTCTTCATCAGTCCACAGGTGGTCATTTCGAATCACTCGAGACATGTTGTCCCCCTTCGATATTTGGTCTGAGGAAGGCCAGTGACCAGAAGCCACTGGCCCTCCTCAGTGGAACCGATTGCTAGGCAATCAGATCCAGACCACGGGTGTACTGCTCGGGAGGTTCGTAAGCGCCGTCCTCCTTGATCTGGACGACCACGGCACCACCGCGCTGGCGGATTCCGGTACCGAAAGCCCTAGTGTAGTAGGACTCGATCAGCGGGTAGCCAGCGTCACGGCCCGGCAGAATGCGCAGGCCACGGTACACCGGGTTCTTGTGCTCCCGGAAGCCTACGAGGTTCTGCAGATTGCCAGCTCCACCAGCGCCGAACATCAGGAAGTACCCGTCAGGAATGAACGGCTGCTCGATGATCAGGATGTCATCGTAGCTGCCGCTCACCCGCAGGCCCTGCCACCAGTCGGGCGGAAGAGTGCCGATGAGTCCCAACGGCCCATCGAGGAACTGGGCAGGCTGGTTGCGAGATGGCACGAAATCGTAATTGGCCTCAACGCCGTTGTTGTTGACCTGGCCCATCCGGAACTTCCGGACTTCCTTGATCTGGCGACGGTTCATCAGACAGATGATCTGCGTACCGTTTTCGATGCTGTAACCATGATGGAACAGATGCTCGTACGCATCTTCCAGGTCACCGCTGTCGATGAGGGTATTGCCGCTCACGAGGTAGTGGTCGTGTGTGCCGTCGAAGGTGTTGTCTCCGTAGGACGGCGGCACGGTGCCATCACCGTTGTAGAGTGGGTACACCGGATACGGGTTGTTCCGAATGTCCGTCTCGCGATTGCGGTTGTCGAAGATGGCCTCCATGACCTTCCGGAACACGAGACGCTCGTCGGCCTGCAGCATGGCGTTGTTGACCGCACGCACCTGACGGGCGTCCATGTCTCGCAACGCCTTCCAGGTGAAGCGGGTGGCCCGGTCGTAGTCCTTGAAGTCGAAACCAAGCTGGAAGTAGCCAAGCTTCAGCCGTTCGCCTTCAGGCTCACCGAATTCCGACGCTTCCTCGAAGGTAGCTTCGCCGACCTGAGGCACTTCCTCGATTTCCTTTGTAACCTGGTAGGTCAGTAGGGAAACCAGCTTGTTCCGGCCCTGGTTCCAGATCGTAAGAGCCTGCTGCGCTTCAGCCCACAGCGCGTTGAGGTCGACGTTGTCGTTCGTCGTGTAGACGATATCGCCCTCAGTGCCGTAACCGCCTGCAGTGTCTTCTCCGCCGAACGGAAGTCGCGTCAGGAGTGAGCGAAGAGAGGGGTTGTCCCGCAACATCTTCAGGTCACTCTCAAGCAGTGCAGTGTTCATCAGTGCTCAACCCTCACAATCAGGCGCTGACCGGACACCGTATGGCCTACGCGGGTAAGGCCAGTGGTTGAACCTCCGGCGGTCGTGGTGGAAACGGTAGCGTTGCTACCGGTCATCTGCGGAACGTCGGTGTCGTTGTACCGTCCGGTGAACTTGACTGCGTAGGGGCCACCAGCTTCACCGGTCACCACAACGTCACCAGGATCGATGTTGCTCAAGCCTTCCAGAGCCGTCTGAACCGCTGCAGCAGTGGCGTTCCCGGGAATGCTTGCCGTCGGGCCAGCGCCGTCCCAGCTGAGGGTGAAGGGGTTCTCATCGTCGGTGACGGTAACCGTCTGCACCTCTTCGTTACCCGAGCTGACATTGCCCAAGTCGTCCGAGAAGTATACGGTACCAGGCTCACCGAAATCCACGCCCGGAACACCAAGCGTAGGACCGAATTCCACGATCTCACCGCTGGTCATAACGTCGATGATCTCACCGGCCTTGCGTGCTTTGGTCAAAACGAGCACGCCCGTGATGCCAGAGACACCAGCGCCAATGACCACTCGGCCCTGGGCGTCATGCCCAACGCCAAGCAAGCGTTCGCGATTCGATGCCGAGAAGTCGGATGCCAGGGGAGCCCGGTATCCTCCATTCTTCGGATCGTACTTGTCGTACCTACTCACTGTATCCCTTTCAGTCTCGGTAGGAACAGATTACCTAGCGCCGCTATCAGATACGGCCAGCGAGCGCCGGGTAGTTTTCTGCCAGTGCCTTAGTGTCGGTTTCGTTCCCGGCACCCCCACTGGTCCCGCCCTGACCGGGCTGAAAGCCTGTAACGCCGCCGTTTCCACCAGCCTGCTGCTGACGGCCACCGGCGTTACCACCCTGGTTCCCATTGTCTACAGAAGACTTGTCTTCCTTGACCAGGAACGGGTGCTGCTTGGCAACCTTTGGAAGGGCTGCCTTCAACCCCTCAACCTTGCCCTCGTCATTCACGGCAATGTCCGGATTGATTTGAGCTGCAACGGTAGCCACCATTTCCACGTCGTGCCATGACCAGCGGCCATCGTCACGAATGGCAGCCTCAATGGCCTGCTTGGCAACTGTAGCACGTAGAGTTGCAATGGTGTTGTCGCGATCCTCAACGTCCTTGCGGAGATTGGTGACCTCGTCGTTCTTCTTCCGCTCTTCAGCGTCGATCTTGGCCTGTGCCTCTTTACGGGCCTTTTCAGCCGCCTTGGCTTCCTGGGCCTTCTTCTTCGCCAAAGCCTTAATCTCCGTAGGAGTCAAGCCGGCGAATTCGTCGTCATCGTCGTCGGTGTCGTCACCAGTAGACGAACTGGAGGTGTCAGCCTTGCCTGTATTGCCTTGGGTGCCACCGGTACCCGTAGCGCCACCGGCTGCGCCATCGCCAGAACCAGCGCCGTCGCCAGACGTATCATCATCTGTCTCACCGCCAAACGGTGGGATGGGCCACAGGGCGAAAGCTTCGGAGGATTTCATTGCGTCTCTAACCTTTTCAGTGGTCGGCAGGCTCGCTTGAAGGCGATGATACCCCACGGTCGGCCGCGCCTGGGGGTTGGCACGCGAACGAAATCGCCGGAAACTATTGCAGTCCTAGGGCTTCCTGTTCCACTTCACGCTGAAATGCGTTCTGCGCCTGTGCCACTAGCTCGTCCGTTGCGCTCGGGTACGCCTTAGCCACCGCGTTGATGGCCTGCATAGTATCCGTAGACAACCCTATGCCAAAGGGGCACATGCGGCCGTGTTCTTTAGCGTTAGTAAGTGCTCGGTTAAATGCGGGCCTGCTGTCGAAATTGTCCGGGATCACATCACGCCTTCCTGTTGTAACTTCTTGCGTTTCCTCATGAGCCACTTGTGGACTGCTTTAGATGTTGGCTTGGCCTCGTCCCCGTTACGCTCCACGTCCGTAAATGATTCTGCCACTAGCTCAGCCGGATTGAATCCCCAGTCATTAGGTTTACTCACCGAGTAGCCGCTGGGGGCACCGCCAATGTGCCGGTAGAATGCTTGCTTCTTCCCTGTTTCAGGGTGGTAGTCCTCGATCACATCTCGTTCGCCGAGCCACCTGGATACCAATTCCTTACGGCCAGCAAGGGTGTGGTTATCCTTCTTGTACGCTGGATTGGCCTTGGCATACTCACTCTCCATAATGGCGTTCAGATCTTTCCAGGAATCCATACGCGTGTAACGCCAATCCAACACATGGCCAAACTCGTGCGTGATGGTGGCATCCCACGGGTTGGTGCCTGCTCCAGTGGTGGTCCAACGCCTTGTCTCACCACTCTTCTTGCTCTTCTCCATTTGCGCATAGTTGTTGGCGAACTTGACGTTGAGACGCAGCTTCGATGAACCGTCCCACTCCGGTTGGACGTGAGCATAGGCCCCGTCCATAGCATCGTTGGGCCATATCTCAACGTGAGTCAGTGTGTCCAGGGCCTCTGGGTACTTGGAGATGTTCTTCTCTAGGCCAAGAGCAATTTCCTTGGCGGACGCAAGATCAAGGTGCTGATCGTCCCAGTTGTTAAGTTGAAAATAGTACTCTTCCTTGAGGATTGTGCGAATCTCGAAGATGTCCTTGGACTCAGAGATACGTTGCCGCACAGTCTTGAACTCTGGCTCAGGTTCAACGACAGGGGAGCCGGCGACTTTCTTAGTGTCGCTAGGGTCTACCTTCGTAGCGGAGCTGACAAGCTTGTTTTCCTGAATTAGCTCAAAGTCCGGAATCGTTTGTCCCTCAGGCGTAAACGCCTCGAATTCGCGAACGTCACGTTGTTCCACATCCAGAATGTAGTAGTGGCCTCCTGATGGCTCACTACGTTTTACGCCACCGTTGACCTTAAGCCACCCCATGGTGACCTGACGGGTGGAGTCAATCTCTGCTGCCTTAGTCCCCTCTTTAAACCGTAGCAACACACGCGTTTCCGTGTTCTTCAACGCAGCAGCAGCCTCGAAAGCATCTGCAGCAGTAGTGGATACCTGCGTCAAAGGGATGCTGATGTCGGCCGAGCCAGAAATCAGCCGGTCAATATCAGCGCCCTCGAGATTGATAGCGTGGAATAGCTCTTGGGTTGTACCTTCAGAGTACGCAATGCGAGCCGTTAGCTCACGGCCAACGTCCAAGGCCATGGAGTCAGGGGCATCAACCTCAAGATCATGTCCCAGCATGGCTTTCTTGCCGGCTGAAGACAAGCCACCCCTATAGCCTTTGGTCTCAACGATTCTGGATCCCTCACGGGCCTTGTTCAGGAAGGCAAGCCGGGCAACGTTAGCCTTCCAGATGGAATTGGTTGTCGCCCTAACGGTTTCATTCGCAGCAGCCTTAGCCACCAAAGGTCCAGTCCACCCCTTGGGCTGCGCGGCCTTAGTGGTGGCTGGTTCGGGCGGCGACGGAATCATGTCGAACGGCTCTGGGCCACCCTTCAAGGAACCGATTGCCTCAGTAAGAGGTACTGCGTCATCGCCGCCTTCAATGAAGTTGTCCAGGTAGTCGTCTAGTTGCCCACTGTTGAACATGTGCTCCAGCATCTCGTCATCGGCCTCTTCAGGCGTGACGAAGCACCGGCAGTGTGGGTGGGGCTTATCCGGTACCTTGTCTATGGGAAACAGGCCCTGCTTGGCATAGTGCTCGCATGGGTCCTTTGGGTCGTCCATGTGAACCTTGCTCAGGTTCCAACGCATGGACGTTACCCACGGCTTTTCCTGTGCGTCCCTAATACTTTGGGCGTGGAACGCGTTGTTGATTTCGGTGCGTGCCAGTCGCTTAGCAGCGTAGGTTACTCCACCTGGAGTGTTCGGGTCTATTAGGTGCCGTACGTCTCTGGCCAGCTTCTCGAAGCTGTCACCCCGAGCCAGCGCGTTGTTGATAGCACGGTCGACCATGCCCTGAGACAGCGCTCTAGTCTTCCAAACCTTTTTGGACAGAGGACGATTCGTCTCCAGCACACGGGTCATAGTGGCCTCAATGTTCCGTTCGGCCGTGGCGCGCAAGCTTGCTGCGTACTGCGCACGGTCAACGGGATTGGGCAAAATCTTAGAAAGCAAACGCTCTTCATCCTTGAGGGCAGCATCAACAGCTGCCTTGGCCGCGCTGCTCTGGGACGTCTTGATGATGTCCGATACGTCGCCGTACAGGCTGTTCATGCGCTTGCGAATCTCTTTGTGAGCCAACGCAAGCTGTAGCCGTCGGGTGGCTGCTGTCTTGCTCTTGACGTCCTTGAGTGAAGCAAGAGTAGAGTCAATGTCTTTGGTGGCCTCCACCAGGGCCGCGAACAACCTTTTGTCAGCGCCCTTTTCGACAGCCAAGTACCGGCCAAGCCAGTTTTCCCGAATGGCCTTGGTATTAACCTTGGGTGTTTTAGGAAGCGGTAGAGTCACTATGGAACCTCATCCACCAGCTATGGTCCTGTGGTGCGTAAAGCTTAGTGTCATACTGATAAACGCCGGCTGAGGTCACGATCCAGTAATCCCAGTTGCGTTGAATTGCACCAAGTTTGATGCCGTCAAGATCAGTGGCGCTGGGGTGTGTGGTGCCACCGGGGTGAGTGTGCCAGATGCCCTTGATGAATTCAACCTTGTCCGATAGCTTCTCAACAAGCTCTTTGACGTCCATCTTGAACGCCCTACGGGGAGCTAGGCTTACGTTGGTCATCTCGAGGATCTCACCATCAGTCATGATGAAACCACACGCCTCAAACGGTGCTGCCTGTATCGCCCTGCGTATCAACCAATCTCGGGCTTCAATGTCCATGGGGCCGTTACTTCTTCACCTTGCGCCCAGCCGACTTCTTATTGCCACGCATAATGGCCTTGAAGTCTTCATCTGACACACTGGCATTGGCGCGCCGAGTGGCTGCAGCACTTGCACGCTTGCTACGGCCCTTTACCTTGGCTGCTGCAATTGCCTTGCCTTGAGCCTTCTTTGCCCTAGCAGCCCTAGCCTTCTCAAGATTCTTGCGGGCTGCTGCCTTCTGCTTTGCGGTTGCCATTTTTACCCCTTACCTGGTCACTTCCAGCCAATACGCAAACGGCTGCGTCTTTCGAATTCCCTAAGCACCCTACGGCCCTGACGCGCAGGCTTACCACGAAGGGCCTTGTTCTTGAGGTTGCTGTGAATCCAGTCCAGATCCTTGCTCGTCGGCCTTTCCCCGCTGAGCAACTTGCCTGAAGCCCTAGTGATTTGGGACGGCATCTCCCTGCCCTTACCGATAACCTTGGCGTTCACCCCACGGAAAGCCAGCTTGGGAGTGGGCTTTGTGCCTTTCTGCCTAGCGGCTCTAGCCTTCTCGAGATTTCGGCGTGAAGCTGCCTTCTGCTTTGCAGTCGCCATGCGCACCTACCTCCTACGCGTCTTCTTTGGCTTAACGCTGCGACGAGACTCCAGGCTCCAGGCCTTCTTGAGGTACGAATGATTGCCCGTTGCAACGAATTTGGCTCTGGCCCTTTCGGCCTGTCCCTTAAGGCTTTCCAGCTTGCCCTGGGGCTTCTTTCGACGCTTACGGGCCTTCTCCAGGTTGGCTTTTGCTGCTGCCTTCTGCTTGGCAGTAGTCACCCTTCGCTTAGGCACCCTACTTCTTTCCCTTCTTACGGGGAAGCTGTCGCTTCCACTTCTTCCTCCCGCTATCAGAGATGTTGCGGTGGGCCATCTTACGGGCAAGACGTGGGTGCTTGGCAAACATGTAACCTACCTGTGCCTTTGAGCTGAAGCGGCGCTTCTTCTTGCGGGCCATGTCACACCTCAAATGCCAGCTGTGAACCGTTTAGTGTTCCTATGTCGCTGAAGTCGTCAACCCCAGCGTCAGCCTCGCCACTGGTGTTGCCCATGGCCGTGTCGGCAATCGCCCGCGCCTCTGCAAGCAGCTGCTCTGTGATACCAGGCTTGTACTCGTACCCTAGCTTTTCCATTTCCTGTCGAACCTCGTCGATCAGGAGCAGGCCTGCGGTCTTGAGCGTTACCAGCTCTTCGATTTTGGACTCACGATTAACCGGCATGGGATCGCCGAACACCGTTTCCCATACGGTGCCATTGCTTTCCAGCTCTTCAAAGGCAGGCAACCAACCTTGGATCAGATCGTGCCCAATCTGGTCCCACTTGCCGCCGATGGTGAGCTGCTTGTCCTCATTCTCAGAGATGATCGGTCCCATCTCCAGAGCCAGAGCAATACCGCTTTGAGCAACGGACACATCAACCTTGCCGCTGGCCATATCTGGCAGGCCAAGGCCCTTCGCGGCGTAGTCGTCCATCCACTGCATGTGCTCCTGGAACGGCGTCACGCTGGCCACGCCCGTAACCCGTTGGAACGTATCGTCCTGTCCAATCTCCACCACATTGCCGGGGTGAAGCTTGTACTCACCGGGTTTGCCGTCAGGGCCAGTGGGCGGGCCAGCACTGGACACGTACACACCTAGGCCCTGAAGCACTAGGGACAGATCTTCGTACGTGGTGCTCTGGTTGAGAGCGTTGATGATGTACTCGATGCCAGCCACTTGGCTAGTGCCCCAAGTGGACCCGTCCGGTACGTTGTTCGGAATGTGGTACACGGGGATGGTTTGAATCTGCTTGGGCAGCAGCTTCTTTGGCATCAGAATCTTCACGCCCTGCAACGGCTTCAACTCGTCCGGCTTCAGGTTGCGGTCATCCCAACCGCCAAGCTCGAAAAGCCTTGCCTCACTAGTGATGCCGCCGTCCTCTTTGCGGTACGTCTGGCGACGGGCCACCAGCTTACTGCGGTCTGGGTAGGCAGCTGTGCTCTCACGAGGATCAGGCACCAGGTCCACCAGGTGGCACCCAATCACCCTATCCCCGTCCTCAATTGGGAAGTAGCAGCTGGGGTGCATAGTGTGAATGCTGATTCGCGTGCCACGCTGTTTACTCGGATCAGCGGTGATGTGCCAGATAGCATCTCCACGCGTCAACCCGGCTTTCTTCGCCGTTACGAACTTGCGTTGCAGCTCTTCTCGCTTGTTCAGGTTGTCGAAGTACTGGCGAAGCTCAGAGGCGTTGCCTCCCTTAAGGTTCCAGTCGAACTTGACTGCCAGGAACCGGGCCGTGGAGTCAATGATCTTCTTCGTTGAGGGCAGATAGATCTCTACGTCGCTGGAGCCACGCACCGTAACCTGAAATGTCTCAGGACGATTGTGGTAGAAGTCGTCGTACAGGTTGTACGCCTTCACGCGGGCCTGGTCCATTGGGTCAACAATGTTGCCCAGTAGGTTTCCATAGCCTTTCAGGAAGGCGATGGCGCTGTCGTATTGCTTAGGGATATATGGCATTTATCGTGCCCTCCGAATCTTTACTCCTCGCTTTGAGGCCGCGCGCTGCTTCGCAGTAGTGACCCTACGCTTAGGCATCGTCGTACACCCCATTCAGGAAGTTGGACAGCGCGTTGTTGACCTTGGGGAACTGGGTGCGACGGCGCTCATGCGCTGCAGGCCTACGGAACTCTTCGCTCTTGTACCAGTCCCTAGGCACCTCAACCTTAGCCTGCTCATCGTCACGGCTGAATGTTGCTGTGTGGATACGAGTTCCGTTCTTACCGAATGTCCCAAAGTAGCCGGCACAAAAGCGTCCCAGGGCTTCTGGGCCGTGGTCGTGGTCCTTCAAAGGCTTATCGGCCCTATCGCTTCCAGGTTCCCGCATGTCGTTCTTGTCGGGGTACCGATACGCGAGCATGTCTTCGATAGTCTTCTTACACTTTCGGTCAAACATCAGCCGTGGCCGGTACTGGCCCACCGTGAGACCGTCGAGGCTAACTTCCACGTACGGTTCATCCACGACAACCCTAGGCTCCCTAAGGAATTTGCGAATCCAGTTGAGCCGGTTGCGCAACTCTCCGCCGGTGCCACCCCGAGCACGCACATTCAGTTTCTTCTCTAGGATTTTGGTGCTGCCTGGGTCAGCCGGGTCAGGGTATATGTACTTGAGGTTTGACGGGTTAAGGCCACGGTATCGAATCTCATCAGCGAAATCCTCTGGGTCCAAGCCAGACTCGTATATCTCATCGAGTACGTTAATCTCGCCCCACTTGCCCACCTGAATGAGTAGCCACACATTGGGATTGTTAAACCCATAGTCAACAGCCGCGTAGGTCTCCCACCCTGGGTTGTACTGGAGGTCTGTAACGTGAACTTCCTCATCGAATTCCTTGAAGACGCGGCCGACGAATTCGGTAAAGTCAGCTGCAATCTCCTGCAGGAACAGCTCTTCTGGTAGGTCGGCGATTCGGTTGAGAATCTCCTTGTCTATCACCAGGCTCTGCTCTTTAGCCAGCTTGTGGGCACTGTTGCGCGTACGGCGTACCTGCTCTAGCAGTTTGTGCACGTGGTCTTCACGCGTGGGAGTCTTGTACACGTGGTAGTTGACCCACGAGGGCATACGCCAGCTCTGCCACTCTGTGTTGTATGGATCTTGGGCATGACGCCACAGCTCGTAGAACCAGTTTTTGCCCTCTGGCGTAGAGCCAAAGTAGGACCAGCCGTCAAAGTCTGCCAGCGTGGGCTGAATGTACTTGGGCCAGATGATGTTTCGCATCTTGGCGGCCTCACACATGATCACGCCTGAAAGGCCCTCACCCACTAGGCGTTCCGGCACCTGGGCACTCTTGGCGATGATTTCCAGTGCACCACCCCACAGCTTGATCTGCATGAGGCCTGTCTCAGGGCTATTGAAACTACCCTTCTCCATAGGGATTTCGAGCCGGCGGCACCAGTTCCATATGACGCGAAAGGTCTTCTCTGACTCCTGGTACGACGGCCCGACAATCCAGAAGATACGCTTCTTGCCCCGGTCCAAAAGCGTAGAGGCTATAGGGCGAGTGAAGAACACCTCTGGCAACAGCTTGTCAGTACCGGCGTAGTAGTCCTTGCCAAGACGGCGTCCACCGGCCACAACCTTGTGCCGTGCGTTGCTTTGAGCAATGGTGGCCTGTGCAGGGTTAGGCTTCCAGTCAATCAGTGGGTGGCTGTACAGCTTCCACTTGTCCAGTACCGCTACCATAGGTGCACCGTAGGCGTACTAGGCTTTACGATTGCCGGCTGGGTAGCCTTGCAGCCACACCACACGTTGAGGGCTCGGCAAGCCGGACGGCCGCAGTCGTCGCTACGCCGCTTTCCCGTAGGCAGACTAGCCAAGTGGCGTGCCATCGTGACTTCCTCCTTGGCTAGTCCTGAAAACCCTACTGAGAGCTGCCCTTGTCATCAGGCCGGTCGCTGAAGCAAGCAAAGCGCACGCGGCCAACGTTGTCCAGAGCGCTGGTGAAGCGTAGCTTGCGCCGAAAGTAGGGATCACCGGCACAGACGAATCTGAATGCCTTGCTACGCTGCTCAACAGAGCTGTTCGTAGTGACATTGGTCAAATGCCTCGCCTCCCTACATGATTGGGGCGCTAGCTGGGCAGTGGCCCTTCGCTGCGCGGTGGGGCGCTCACCTTCCGGCCTGGAGTACTCGCTTCCGGCGCGGGGAACTTGCGCTTGCTCTTGTGCTGGAACACCTTGCGTTCCAGGTCACTTGTGTTGTCGATCGGATCACGTTGGATTGGATTGACCTGATCAGCGCCACCAATGACCTTGATGCCACCAGGTCCCTTGCGGACTCGAAGAGCCATGAGACACTCCTGTTCTCGTACGCCTTTGGTACTCTACACTTTTCGAGCCTACCCGCTCTTTTGCCGTCACGCTTGAGGATACCTGATGCCAGGCCACGGCGATAGGCCCGCGCTGGGGTGCTTGCTCAGAAACTACTGGGAGTCACCAAGTTTCACATCAGGTGGAAGGCTGGGGCGCTCAAGGGCATCAGGGACAATGTCAACGTCCAAGGGCTCCATAGGCTTAACGGCGATGGCCTCGAACACCTGCTCAAAGCCTGCCTTAGCCTGGACCGAAACCGTAAGCGGCGCTTTGCCAATGGTGCGGTCAAGGATCTCGGTAGCAGCCTTGATACGCACGTTCGGCTCTACCGTCTCGTCAATCATGATGCTGCTCAAGGTCTCTGCTGCAGCCAGCGCGTTGCTCTTGAGCTTGTCCAGGCTGCGGTCGAAGATGGCCTGCGTAAACGCCTGCACCATCTCGCGAGGCACGTTCTTAGGCTTGAAGATTTTGCCTGTGGCAGTACGGAATCCGAACGACATGAGTTCCTCGTCGTCCAGGTCATCAATGGTGATCTGCTTGGCCAGGAACAGCTGGTAGCGGCTCATTGGCGCACTGGTCTCTGCTTCCTCTGTCTCAGTGATCAGCCGGTCCAGAGGGTGCAGTCGTGCTCCGTGGGTTGTGCAGAACGGGTAGCGGTTGGCTGCCTTACGGGAGCAACGTCTTCCGTCGTCGTCAAGCTTCTTGGTGCACAAGGCCCAGCCGAACTTGTCCACCCGGTACTTGCGGTTAGGATCGTAGTTAGCCAACATCTCTGGCTTGAACGAGCCACGCATGTTCAGCGGCACATGGTGGTCCAGTGCTGGGTTGCGGCCTCCAGGCTCTTGCGTGAAGGTTGCCACCTCAATGCCGTAGCTGGCGATGAACTTTGGAGGCCCGTCCGGCACGCCAACGTAGCGAACCTCTGGCAAGTCGTCGTTGTCGTTCACTGCTTTGCCTTTTCCGGTATCTTCCATTGGGATTCGGTGCCGCCGCACAGGCCACAGACTACCAGCCGGCGGTTGTCGCTGATTGTCTTAGTCTTCCAGTGCTTCTGGTGCTCGCGACGGCACTTGCGATTCATCATCTAACTCGTCCACCTCCTCACCGTTGACGGCTCTACTGCCATATTGCCTGTGCCTCCTTGTTGCTGTGGCCCCAGCCATCATGTGGCGCATTGAGTTCACAGGGGTAGAACAGGCCGCCAAGTGTCAGTCCACCTGTGCAGCTAGGCAATACGTGCTGCGCCTTGGGCCAACCACAGTTGACGCAACGCCTCCAGGGCTCTACTGGCCCTATGCCCCACTCCCGTTTGCCCACGAAGTTTTCGCACACGGCTTCATGGACCTCTGCTCCCTTGCCGTCCACTAAGCATACAGGGCATAGGGTTTCGTGACTGGCATTGTCACGAGGATTACCACAGCTGTGGCATTTCCGAATCTCGTTGTTACTCATCGCCCTTTTCCTCGGACTCTCGCTTCTCGGCCCGCAGCCTTCCACCATAGCAGGCTGGGTGCCAGCAACAGGGTCCACGCCACTGTTGCCAGCACCCAGAACCATAGTGCTGCACGATCATACGTCATGCCACGAACTCTTCCCGTTCCTGTAGTTTGTTAGCCAGCTGCCTAAGCTGCCGTCTCTTGCGCAGACATTGGGCCACCCGGCACAGGTTGTAGCCGAAAGCGATGCTACACAGCGCACTTCCAGCCACCGTGACCCCGTACCCCCAGGCATTGGTTACATCGGAAAATGTAGCAAGCCTAAAGAAGAACAGGGCCGTCCATGCTCCCAAACTCACCAGCATCCACAGTCGTGGATCTGTCTTTCCCAGTGACATACTCACCCTAGGGTTTCTCTCGGTTCGCGTATGTCAGGTATCCCCTACCCTGACTAGGTCAGTAGTTTTGCCGGCTGAACATCCCCTTCCTCTTCGCGCGCCCCTGCGGTTGGTCGTACAGGCTAGGCTCAAACGGTACACCCGTGGGAGTCAAACCCGTACTGGCACTTGAGTACTCGTCGGCACCCAGGTGCACGTTTGCAAAGCGGCCTTCACCACTTGCGGACAAGCTTCTTAGGTGGCGGGTCTTGGCGATAGGAGACATTGCGTTCCGTTGGTGCATCTGGGCTGACCAACGGCGGCGCAGCGCCGTACCTATCCGGATTCCCAAGTGTGTCAAAGTCCCTGTTGCTATCAGGATCAGTAGGATCAGTACGCCTGTCTGCCACGGCTCGAGCGTAATTGTCACTGGCGTCTCCTGCCTTGTCTCTCAGTCGCGGTGGCACCATGTTGGCGCCAAAGTCGTCCTGTGGCCTACGCTGGCCTTCACCGTTGGCGATACCGGGCGGGAACATTCCTGGCCCCCAGCTGTATTCACTGTTGCCGTCGGGCAAGTCGTTGGGATTAAGTGGCACTAGAGTTTCCTTCCTCTTGAGCCTGCTGCTGCCGTGCGGCCATGTTCATTGCACAGGCGTTGTTGTCCAAGTGGATATCACCACATTTGGCGCAGCGCAGTAAATCAATCTGCGACGCAACGCTTTTCATCGGGTCCATGTGTCCTCCTCACACCAGCTGTCGATCTTGGCCTCCAGCGCACTGTGCAGCCAGTCCACGGCCTCAAAGACCATGCAAGCCAGCACAAACCGAATGTCCTTGAGCACCTTAACCACTCTTCCTCAATGCCTTAGGGGCAGTCATTTGTTCGCCCTATAGAACGCCTGCGCAAAGCCCTTGGGAGTAATCGCCCTAATGCCTGCTCTGTCTAGGCCCAGGTGTGCGTACTCCGGTGGACACTGTGGCCTGTACCAGCCGTCAGTGTGCCGGTACTGGTCTCGCTGCTGGTTCGTGTGTCTAGCCGGCCGTTCTTCTACTGTCCGTAAGGGATTGTTGAAGTAGCCCCACAGATCAGTCTTCTTGGACCACATAGCCTCTGGGTCAAACCACCACGCCTCAAAGGTGTAGCGCGGGTGACCAAGGAACTTGCGCAGATGGCCGAACGGATTCTCCAGTGCCCAGAACTTGGTGTAACCCTTGCACATTGCGGCCCGAATGATGTCTTCACAAGCGCGTACTGGCACTAGGCCTTCCGCAAAGTTGGGTCGCAGTGCGTATGTCTGCCTAGTGTTAGCCAAGCTGAACTGTGTGCAGGGAGGGGCAGCGAGGATGCCGTGGATACGCACGAGCTTTACGACCACATCTGAGACACTAGGGTTCTGGGACAGGAACACTACCTCCCTGTCGCTGATGTTGACCTTGGTTACGTCGTAGTCAGGCAACGTGATCCGAATCACGTTGTAGCCCTTGATCCGATACGGCTCACTCCACGCGCCTGTGCCCGCACACAGGTCCAGTATGGTCTTCATCAGTCCTGCTGTGTCCCTTTGCCTTCCGCCTGCTTGTCTGCCAGCTTGGCCTCTGCTGCCTGCAGTCGGGCCTTAAGAGCATCATACGCCGCCGCGCGCAAATCCGCTAGAGGCTCAACGGGATTCGCAACATAGTCTTCCAGGTACCAGATGGCTGACTTGATGTCCCTAGCATCTCGTTCCACCTGTGTCCTACTGTCCCACGGCTCTGCCTTACCACCGAAAGCCACTCGCCAGATGTACTTGAAAGCTGTAGCGAGCCTAGGGTCCTGCATGTGCCGGAACACATCGATGCACTGGATGTCGTAGAACTCAGCAGTCTCATGGTCACTCAGAAACACCCTAGGCCCGCGCTGGTAGTGCGGCGGGCTCACAGCGTCGTACTCCTGTGCCTCATCGGTTTTCGTGTCCTCAGAGTCGTTGTACCCCATTGACATAACCTTCATTGCCGTCTTGCCCCATTCCAGTTTGCTCCCTAGGTCTTCAGCCGGCCTCTCTTCCAGCAGCGTTTCGCGGTAATGTTCCTGCGGCACTAGGAGTTTGACCCTGAACGCCTCAATATCGGTGTGGGGCATCACCTTTCCATCTTTCCAGTGCACGAAAACCTTTCGGACACTATGTCCTCCGCAGCCACCGAGCATACAGTTACGGCAAGAGGGTATGTGCCAGCTGCCGCTGTAAGCCTCTCCGTGCTCAATGAGTACCCGCTCCAGAACTGAGGAAGTGTTAAGCGGCTCCAGTGTCGTTGTAAGACTACCATTCCGATTTTCGACCCCCAAAGTCCAGTCGCCGGCTGGAACCTGTAGAGTTACAATGTCGTTCGTCATTTGTCTAAAGCCTATCCTCAGTTTGATTTGTCTATTTGCCCAGGTCAGGGGCTCGCCCGCGAAAAGTGAGGATGGCCGCAACGCCCTGACCAGTGCAAATGGGCCGTATCATCAGTCCTCAGTTTCAGCTGACTTCACAGCGTCTACATGAAAATGTGTGCGCGGAAAGAAATGCATGTGTATGCATTACTTTAGAGCACATTGCGTATTTTCTTCCCTCTCTACATCATTCTATTTAAAGTGAGGACTGATGATTAGCAAACTTGAAAAATGCCCTGACCTGGGACGATGTCTCCCGCAGCAACTCATCACCTTTCATCATCACTTCCATTTCCCCAGGTCAGCCTGTTGATCAACCTGAGGAAACCTTCTCTTCAGTCGGCCCGCTTCACCCTTGCAACGGTTGGTGCGAAACTCCAGCCAAGCCATCGCCGTTGGTTGTTCGCTGTCCAGCTGCCGTCCTGCACCCAACCACTGTCCTTCAGCTTGCGTGTGAACTTAGTCTTGCTAAGCTTCTCGCTTGGCGCGATGCCGTTGGATGTGCACCATCTTTCGTACTGTTTGTACAAGTCTCGATCTCCAAGGCACAGCTCGTCGGGCCACCGTGGCTTGGGGTTCTCCACGTCCAGACGGTCGTTGCGTGCGTACTTCTTCCAGGCACTAGGTGGCGACGGGACCACCGTCTCCTTCAGGAAGTCCGATAGCTCGCTCAGACTGGACACGAATTCCTTAGTCTCAAACTGCAGCTCATCGGGCACGATGTGCACGCCCTCCACCAAACCACGAGAGGCGAACTCTACCAACGTTGCTAGCATGGCAAACCGGCACTGCACAGGCAGATCGTCAATGGCGTTGGGGTCGCGCTCCTCGTCGGTGACCTGGTGCCTAAAGGGTACGACCACAAAGCGTTCCTTTGTCGCTTCGTCCACGTCTGGCACCTCTGGGGCCTGGTTGCAGCCAGAAATGATGGTACACCTAGGCTTCAGCGTCACCGGCTTGTTGATGTTCTTGAGCTGGCACGACACCTCGTCTCCACCTGTGATGCGCTTGAATAGGCCTGCGTCTATATGCTTTTGGCCCAGTTCTCCCACCATCATGACCCTGCGAGACAGGGCCTCTGCCAGCGCGGACTTGAACGTTGTGTCCTCGAATACGGCTGGTTCGCGCCAAATCGATAGGTCCCCTAGGGCGTGGTCCATCATGTTCTGCAGGGTGCTCTTGCCGGTGTGTGGCAAACCCACTAGGAACACAGCCTTTTTGGTGTTCACGCCGAGGATTGAAACCCCTAGCAGCTTAAGGGTGTACTCCCACGCCTCTTTGCCAAGCTGGCTGCGCAGGAACTTGTTCATGTACTCCCAGAACCGTTTGTAGCCTTCGCGAACCTCAGCGTCGGGGTGGTCTTTCTGCTCTCGCAACGGAATGTACGGCACATGCGTGTTCTGCGTGACCAGCTCGTGCTTGATCACGTCTGGATCTTGTACCCACTCAAAGGGTTTGGCTCCAGCCAGCACCTCTTCCCTGGTGTGGAACCTGATCACTCCGTTAGCCACTGGCAGCAACATAGGGTTGTTGTCCAGCTCTTCGTACAACAGTGCAATGTCCGGAAAGCTTTGGGCCTGAGCCAAGCTGTTGCTCACACGGGCCTTGTTGCCGCTCTCAAGCGCGAACGCCACCCACGCTCTGGCCTCTGCCAGCTCTGCCTTCTGGGCAGGCGTAGCGGCAGCTGTACCACCGGCGGCAGCCACAGCAGCAGCAGCCAGCTGTAACCGGCGTTGGGCATCCCGTTGCTGCCTGGTTTTGACGCGTCGGAACATATGGCGCACTAAGGTTTCCTTGTTGTCCACCACCCAACGGCCGTCTCTGAACAGCATCCACCTACCGCCTTGGGACTCAGGGTAGTTGGGGACAAACCGCACGTTGCCACGGTTGAGATGCAGGAAGTGCTGTGCGTTGCCGTCCTCGTTGCGCTCGTATTGCGTAGGCCTTTTAGGAGGTTTGCGTTGCTTGGGAGGCTCCCAGTTGCGACGGCACTCACAGGGATCCAGAGTCTCTAGGTACTCTAGGCCTTTGCGCTTGTACTGAACGTACTCGCCCTTGATCTTTCGCAGCGTGCCGTAGCGGGACCGGGCAATCTCGTACTTGGTTTCGGCAACGCTCCGAACCTGATCTGCCGCTACACGATCCGCCCAGCTCTGCTCGAGAACGTGGCAGGCTGTGGCCCAGCCTGAGTGCCCTTCTGCCCCTAGGCGCAACAGGCTCCAGTGCGCACGGATAAGCGGCTCGTGGTGGTCGCTGGCACTGTCCACGTCCTCCAGGTGCCGGTTGAGGGCGTTGGTCATGATGTCGCACATGTCTTCACCGTCGACCCAGCGCTTCTTCTGCCAGTTGCGTAGCTGTGCATTGGTGCTCTGCATGTCGATCACAGCGCCACCGGCGTTGGCAACGCCGTTGCGAGTCAAGAACTTCCACCAGCGCTCCGGCAGTACAGCCAGCTCTTGCACCCTAGGGATACGGTCGTTGACGTGGATGCCGTCAGGAGCCTGTCCCCTATCGTACCAACGGTATTGCATGCCGTCGGGGTGCATCGAAGGGAACACCAGGCCGTAACGGTGCACTCTCTGTACGATTTCGATACTATCGCTGGCGCGGCCTGTGGATGGCAGCACCGGCTTGCCCATGTACTCGTAGCCAACTGGAGTCAGGAACCAGCGGATGCCGCTCTTGCCGTCCGAGCGCGCCGAGCTTGTCCACGTATTTGGTAGTGGCCCATAGGTTTTGATCAGCTCTTCGAGATGGGCTGCCCCGCTCTTCTCGTCGTAGTCGTCAACGTCAATTCCTATGACCTCGTAGGCCTCACCGTCGTTGGTGACCTCGTTGCCGGGCCGTACCGCAATGTTGCCCTTGCGCCACCGCTTGTCCTGTATCCAGGCATCTATGTCATCGCGTGTGGCAAGTCGGCCGTTGCGCCCCGTAAACCCTAGACCCTGTTCATCGTCCTCTTTGCTGGGTGGTGACTTCTTCTTGTTGGGAGGCAACGGCAGAACGTTCCACCCCTTCAAGGTGTACTCCAAGGCAGCTTTCGCGAATGGTGCTGCCGCTCCGATATTCTTGGGTGCGTTCACCGCCATGGTCTCACTTTCCCGGGATGCTTAGAGTGCCATTGTTTGTCAAGCTCATTCTCCTCGTGTGAACCCCACTTAAGGTTCTGAAGACGGTTGTCGCTTGGTATACCGTTCAGGTGCCTGCACTGAGTCTTGCCGGGAGGGCAAGGGCCTCTATAGGTTAGTAAAATGAGTTGGTGAACAGCGCAGCGTTTGGACCTACCATTTCTCGTGATATGTACGTACGCATAGCCATAGCGGTCAAGTGTCGGAGTCAGCTCACCCTGTGGCCCTAGGATTGTGCCGTCTTTTAAGGCAAAGTAATTGGGTGCGTAAGGAATCTCTCTGGGTTTCAAGTGAATCTAGCCATCCTCGTCTAGATGATTTTGCGCACGGTGTGTTTTCGGCCGTGAGGTTGACGCTCTGTGATGCTCTGACCTGCGAGAACGTGATCGCGAAGTTTACGCTGATCAGGGGTTATGTCCACCACCATCTTTGGGGTGCGCAGCCCGCGCGCGGCACCAGATGATGTGTTTCCTAAGGTCAGAGCACCACAGAGCATGTCAGCCGGCGACTACAGTAGCAACGCTAGGGCTTTCAGTGCCCACAGCAACTCGTACAAAGCCTCCCTAGTGGACTCGTCCTCCACCCCTGCAATCGAGTCTGCCACAGAATTGAAACGCTCTGCAAGCGTAGGCCCTTCAGGCATTACACCCTCCTCACGATTTCCACTACGCTCACTGCAGTGCCCCCAA